TTGATGCAGTAATCTGTGATGGTAATGGTGGTGCAGTAATGGACGATCATCCTGAATTCCAAAAGAATGCAGACGGCTCAGGCGGAACAAGATTTTACGATTACAATTGGTATCAATGGAATCCGCAGGTAACAGGCGGAAGTGCAAGTACATACAACTATGCATCTAATACAAGTAATCATGCTCATCACGTTGCAGGAACAGTTTTAGGTAACACACAAGGTTGGGCCAGAGATGCAAATTTATATCACTTGTATTATTTTTCCGGTGGAGTAAATTATAATTTTCCATACGTAATGGATTACATTAGACTATTCCATAACAACAAAGGCATTAACTCAGAAACAAAAGTAAAAAATCCTACTGTGGTTAATAACAGTTGGGGTATGAGTATATTCCCAAGTGAATGGAGTTTTAATGATATTACAGAAGTTACATATAGAGGAGTAGTGCATCAAAGACCTGTAACTAGCACATCAGAAAATGGTCAATATGGTGTATATGGTACTGGTGCAGAACTTTCAAACTTTACTGATGTACTTGTAAACAAAGCAAATAGAATTACAACATCAGGATCTGAAACTCCTGCAAATGGAGACTTTGGATCAACACCAACTGGTTGGACAAGATCAGGTGCAGTAATGAACATAGCCATAAGTGCTAATCCGCCATCACAAGATACAGTACAGGTACAAGGACCAGCAGTAATTGATGTACAATATGATTTAGCAAGTTCTAGTGTTAGTGGAATTCAAAGTATGTCATTAGAGATAGATATAAGAGATTCAGGCAATAGTCCAATACAAACTAGTATTACAGGAACTGATGCATCTACAAATGATGGAGAAACTATTCAAGTCAATTTAGCACAATCAAACATAAGTCTACCTAACAACGAAGTATATAATGTAATTTTTAACAGTACAACTTCATTAGGTAGTACACCTACAGTATCAGGTGAAAAGAAAGTTACAATAGTAGGTTACACGGCCGCAACTGCTCAGGCTTCTACAACTGACCTAGGAACTGTTTCAATTGCTAGTACAGATGGATTGACAGCATCAGTTACACCAACAACAGGAACAAACAATAACGGTTATTGGTCAATAAGTATTCCGTTTAATATTAGTTACATATCACAAAATTATAATACAGTACACCTAGGTACAAATAGTTACTTAACGTTTGGAGGCGGTTCAACAAATAGTACAAATATTTCTAGTACCAATCCAGGCTTTCCTAAAATTATGGTAGGTGGTGCAGATAGAAGTGCTCAAAGAGTTTGGTACGGAGTTACAGGTACAGGTGCTGATAGAATATTTAGATTAGTATATGAAGGAACAAGTACAACAACAGGTTCCGTTGGTTCACCAACAGTAAGATATGAATATAAATTTTATGAAGCAAATCCATCTAGAATAGATTTAATAGTTGAACAAAATTCAAATGTTACAACAACTACTGGAAACTTTAGTTCATCTCAATTAAATGCCTGGGGATTTATTTCAGGACAACGTATTCCAGTTAGAGTAAATGCTTTAGACAGTGACTTAGAAGATTTAGAACAAGCAGGTGTAATATTCTGTGGAGCGGCGGGCAATGGTTATTGGAAACATGATTTACCTGGTGGACCAGATTGGGATAATAAATTTAAAATGAATGACAGATATCCTGGACAAGAATATTATTACCACAGAGGAACTTCACCAACTGCAAATGATAATGTTGCAGGAGGTGGTACACATAACATCACGAATATTTGCGTAGGTGCTACACAAAATGAAATAGGTTCATTCCAAGAAAGTAGAGTTGACTTTAGTGATCACGGACCTGGAGTTGATATATGGGCACCTGGGCATAATATTGTCAGTGCGTATTATTCGAACACAGGAGTAGGAGACACAAGAAACAATTCTAGATACTTAGGAAGAATAAGTGGTACATCTATGGCAAGTCCGCAAGTATGTGGAGTACTTTGTTGTCTTGCAGAAAGATATCCTACGTTAAATCAAGATCAAATGAAAGTGTTACTACAAGGTATATCTAAAACTGATCAAATTGAAGATGGTACAACTGGTAGTGGCAATGATGATTATACAGATGTAAATGCATTAAATGGTGCACCTAATTTGTATCTATTTTATCCTAAACTTAGACCAGATGATGGTGTAGCATTTCCTTACATTACGCATAGGGAAAGACCTACAAGCGGAGCAGTGTATCCAAGATCTAATAGAACATATAGAGGATAAATATTAGTATGGCAATACAAACAATTAACATCGGAACAGTAGCAAACGACGGAACAGGTGATGATCTAAGAGAAGCATTTGTTAAAGTCAATGCCAACTTCGCAGAACTGGCGGCTAGAAATCCAGAACAAACTACAGGTGCTAACTTAGGAGCAAGTGGTGAAGGTGTTTTTGCACAGTTAAATGGTGCTGAAATGCAGTTTAAGAAGTTAATTGGCGGCGGTAATGTTACATTAACTAGTGATGGTAATGCTATTACCGTTAATAGTGTAGGAGGATTACAAACTCTTACAGTTGAAACAGACAATGGCTCACAAACAGTCACAGACGGTGATACACTTAAACTTATAGGTGGTACAAACCTCAATACAAAAATAGCAGGTGGCGGAGTTACCTTTGATAGTGTTACAGAATTATCAAGCGATTTAACACCACAACTTGGTGCTAATTTAGATGGACAAAATAACAATATTATTAATGTTAATAATATCAATGCAAAAGTATGGTATAAGGACATTAGAGATATTGCTGGTTTCAACTTTGGTACAATTACAAAATCATATAACGATATGTTTGCTTGGTTATTAGATAATCAGGATATTGAGTTTGGATTGATTGATCAACCAGGCTTACAAGATGATAGTACCGTATCCATAAGACTCGTAGATTTAGGTACTATTAGCAATCCTCTATAACCGATAAATATACATAGTTAGGAAAAACTATGGCTAATATCTGGACAGTAAAAACAAATCATGAATTAGGAGTATATGCTGAACGTGTTTCTACGACAATAGCATTGCCCCTAAATACTACCAATTTTACCATATCAAGTGTTACACTTATTTCAGGCACTTTACCTGCAGGATTAAGAATAGATGGCACTAACCTTATAGGTACTCCTTTTGAAGTTGAAAGAACAACACAAAGTAGATTTGTTCTTAGAGCAAAGACTTCAACAGGCACAATAGCAGATTGTACATTATCAGCAATAGTAGAAGGTCCAGATAGTCCAACGTGGGTAACACCTACAGGAATGTTAGCACCTGCAAATCCTTTACAATATTTTATATTAGATAATACACCAGTTGATTTCCAACTAGATGCCATAGATGCAGACTTACCAGCAGGCGATACATTAGAATACTTTATAGCAGATGGTGGCGGAACGTTACCTCCAGGAATACAACTTACAACTGATGGTAGACTTGTTGGGGTTGTTGAGCCTATACTTGCACTAGATAAATTTGCAAACAGTGGTAGATATGATACTAATGTTTACGGTACATTTCCATTTGATTTTGGAATAAGAAGTGCAAGTGGTTTTGATAGTTTCTTTTACGATACAAGAATATATGACGACAACATTCCTACAAAGAGTCCAAGAAAATTAAACAGATATTATGAATTCACTGTAAGTGTAAGTGATGGAGATACAATAGCAACTAGAGACTTTAAAATTTATCTTGTTGGAGATGATTATCTAAGAGCAGACAATACAATTATGCAAGTAGCAAATGGATTGTTTACTGCTGACAACACTTATATAAGAACTCCAATTTGGTTAACACCTGGTAACTTAGGATACAAAAGAGCAAATAACTTCTTAACAGTTTACTTAGATACTTTAGATCCTTCAAATGTTGCAGGAGTAATTTCTTATTCTTTAAGAAGTTTAAATGATGATAATTCAACAAGTACATTGCCACCAGGACTTACTTTAGATACAAGCACAGGTGAAATAGCAGGTAGAGTACCATATCAACCTGCGGTTACAAAAACATACAAATTTACAATTAGAGCAAATAGATTAGATGCACAGAGCACAATTGAATCCTACAAAGATAAAACATTTACACTTAACCTATTAGGAGAAATTGAATCTACAATTACATGGACAACGGCCGCTGACTTAGGTAGTATTAATGCTAACCTAATAAGCACATTCTTTGTCAATGCAACAACTAATGTTCCTAATGGTAAACTTGTTTACACATTGGCATCTGGTAAATTACCTCCAGGATTAAATTTAAGTTTATCAGGAGAGATAATTGGAAAAGTAAGGCAGTTCGGAGATGGTACATTAAAAGGACTTACAACTTTTGACAAGAGTGCAACAGAAACTACATTTGATAATAACGGAACTACAATAGATAAGGTTTATAAATTTACTGTAAATGCACAGGATAGATTTAAATTTAGTCAAACAACACGTGAATTTAAAATAACTATTTTAGATCCTGATGATAATTTATATAGTAACTTATATGTGAAACCATTCATTAAAGAAACAACAAGAAGTGTATTCAATACATTTGTAAGCGATCCAAATATATTTGTTCCGGAGTATGTTTACAGAAGTGGAGATCCAGAATTTGGCGTACAAAAAGATTTAAAAATGTTAGCATACGCAGGTATTATTACAAAAGATGTTAAAAACTATGTGGCCGCGGCCGCAAAACATCACAAGAGAAGAACTTATACTTTAGGTCAAGTCAAAACTGCAAAAGCAGTAAGACCTGGGACGAACACAACAATTTATGAAGTAGTATATGTTGAAGTAATAGATCCTGCAATGCCTACAAAAGGGAACATACTTCCGACTATCAATGTAGGCAAAGCAAGGAAACTTACAGTTGATAGTGTAGGTTTCGAAGCCAAAGATGATAACAGTAATTTAGGTAGTGGTGAAAGTATTATTACTTTTACCGGACAAGGACAAACTGCTATACAGGTTACTAGTAACGGAACTAATTTAGAAGTAGTAACTAGGAGTGGAGTAGTTGTTATTCCTACTGCTGGTACTGTAAAAGTTACATTATCAAATGGTACAACTGTATCATCAGATCAACAATTTATTACTAACTTGGCAGACCCTTATAGATTTAGACCAAAGAATTCAAACACTGTAAAAGTAAGTGACGGAAATGTAAAAATTAGTGAAACTAATAATCCAAGAAAACACGTTGTGAACACACAAACAATGAGGAATCAAATTGCTACTTTAGGACTTACTGAAAGAGACTTTTTACCATTATGGATGAGATCTGCTCAAGAGGCTAGTGTACAGGAATTAGGTTACGTGACTGCATTACCATTATGTTACACAAAACCAGGATATTCCGATGATATATTACTTAGAATCCAAAATAGTAATTTCAACTTTAAACAAATTAATTTTGATATAGATAGATACATTATAGACAGTACAACAGGTAATAGTAATGAGCAATATATACTGTTTCCTAATTATGAATATAATGTCTAGACGTGGATAAATACATTGAGAGGATAAATTATGGCAAGTGCAATAGATGATGCTAGTATTAATGCTTTATACCCAGTAGCAGGACAGGATAACGACTCACAGGGTTTTAGAGATAATTTTAGCACAATTAAAACTAATTTTACGACAGCAAAGTCCGAAATTTCAACACTTCAGACTAATACTGCTAAAAAGAATGAAGCAAACAATTTCTTAGGAAATGATGTTAGCGGAGCAAACTTTGTTAACAATACTAAAAAATTACATCCTGCTTCAGGCGAAGTACAAAACTCTCAAAATATTAACTTCACAAACGGACACTATCAAGAATTTACAATTGGTGGTAACGTAACTTTAACACTTACTGAATGGCCTGCAGACAACAAGGTTGCAGAGATAAGAGTAGTATTAAAAAATGACGGTACGCAACGTGAAGTAACTTGGGCAACAGACGTAGGTAATGTTGTTAAGTATGATAATGACTTTCCACATAAATCAGCCGCATCGGCAGATAAAGGTATAGTGAATATCATCAATGATCAAAACGTACAAGTTTTTGATTTCTTTACTATGGACGGTGGGAGTGTTGTTTACGCAAAATACATAGGCTACTTTGCATAATGTTACATCCATTAGACGACGATCTATCCATCTACAATAATCAACAATTAGAATCAAAGATTGCTGACTTAACCAAAAAGTTTGTAAGACAGAGAAATCCTCAAGTAAAAGACCAAATGATTCTTTTAATCAATAGTTACAAAATGGAACTAAGAGAACGTATTCAAAAAGAACAACGCCAAAAAACCAATTTAGATCTTGACAAATTAATTAATATCGAGTAAAATAGTATTATGAAGTTAGATAATCTAGGTTTGCCACGGTTCGCTGATCGCGATATTGTAGATTTGATTTACAAAGGCAACGCAGACAAATTAGGAAGAATATTCGCAGAGTCAAGTGTTGACGTGAAACTGTTCAATACCATTATGGAAGATCTACGCAAAGGTGTTCAAATTAAACAATATGAACACATGGAAATTAAGCCAGAGGATCTTGATGCAGTATTACAAGGCGAATGGTTTATGCCAGAAAAATATAAAGTTTTAAATATCGAAGAATATCTAAGCACAATAGTATCAATTAAATCTCCGGAATGGAAAATAGTTGAAGAAGAATTAGCAGAATTTAAGAAACGTAATATGTACCCTTTATTACAGTTTTTGGTATATCTTGTAGATTTTATGAGAGAAAACAAAATAGTATGGGGTGTAGGAAGAGGCTCTAGTGTGGCTAGTTATGTATTGTATGCAATTGGTGTACATAAGATTAATCCAATTCAATACGGCCTAGACTGGCGTGAGTTCCTTAGATAAATATACGTACATAATAGGAGAAACAAATGGCAGTAAGACAAACTGGTAGAAAAGTTTACAAATCCATGCAAGGTAAAAGCATTGATATGGATTTGCTACGTCAGAAAAATGAACTTACTCCGGCTGTAGGAAATGCTCGTGTAAATGCACGTGGTGATGAATTAGGCCCGGGTGGTAAAATTGTTCGTAAGAGAGAAGACGTATTAGAAGACTACTATCGTGATACACCTAACCAAGTTCCAGATGAAGCACCTGTGGCTACAGGCGAGTCAGAGATTGAACACAAAGCAGATGCAGTTGAAGAAGAAATTGCAGAGCAAGTTCAAGATGAAGATGTTGAAAACTCAGAAAATTGGGTTGAAGACGATGATGGAAACTTTGTTAAAAAAGGTGAATAGAGATGTTAACAAGTACAACTGTTCCAACAGTCAAGGGTAAAGTTAGACCTTTACACGATCGACTGATAGTAGCCGAAATGGAATTCGGTGAAGTTACCACTGCAGGTGGTATTATACTTCCAAGTGACGATGGCAAAGATGTAGGTATTAAACCTAGATGGGCCAAAGTTGTTGTGAAGGGGCATGAGAATAAAGAAGAATACGGTGAAGGCGATTGGGTATTAGTAGTACATGGTCGTTGGAGTAGAGGATTCAAAGTTCAAGAAGAAGATGACAGCGAACCTGTTATTTTAAGGACTGTTGAAGCAGAAGGTGTGTTAGGTTGGAGCAAAGAGGCTCCAAGCGATTTAGCATACTATAACAACCAAGCCGTTGTAAATCTAGAAAACAATATCTCGGCTAAAGACTTTGCAAAAGAGGAATAATTGGAAAAAGTAGATCTAAACAAATACAGTCAATTTGTTGAAAAAGTAACATCACAAGAAAGTAATGAACTATCACCAATGGCTAGGAGACTATCCATTTTAGAAGGCACAGACGGCAAAATTAATATGGCGTTATTGCTAACAGGTGGAATTGGCTTATCGTCAGAAACAGGAGAATTTAATGAAATTATTAAAAAATGTATCTTCCAAGGTAAACCATTGGACGATGAAACTGTATTTCATGCTAAACGCGAACTTGGGGATATTATTTGGTATTGGATCAACAGTTGCCGTGCTTTGGGTCTTGACCCAAATGAAGTCATAGAAGAAAACGTACATAAGTTAAAAAGCAGATACCCAGGTGGGGAATTTGATGTACATCATTCAGAGAATCGGAAAGAAGGCGACCTATAAAATACTTGACTTTTAGGCCTTTAGACTCTATAATAATACTATAACTATTAAAAGGATTATAGAATGGACGCAAGTATTATTTTACTTCTTGAAGAAATCAAAAAAACAAATAAAAAAGTAGATAAACTTCAGAGTAGCATTGATGAACTTGATGCTAAACTAACTAAACATATAGGCTTTATTGATAAGACATATGATGGACTACGTAATCCAATTGATGCGGCGAGGAGGTTTTTAGGCAAATGAAAGAATTATGGGTAGAAAAATATCGTCCTAAGACTGTTGATGGTTACGTATTTAGAGATGAACATCAAAAGGCACAGGTCAAACAGTGGATAAAAGAAAAGACTATTCCGCACTTATTGTTTAGTGGTAATGCAGGTATAGGTAAAACTACACTTGCAAAAATTTTGTTTAATGAACTTGAAACAAATGATCTAGATATACTTGAAATAAATGCAAGTAGAACAAATTCAGTAGAAGACGTTAGAGATAAAATTGTAAACTTTGTGCAAATGATTCCATTTGGTGCATTCAAAGTTGTACTACTAGATGAAGCAGATTACTTATCTCCAAATGCACAGGCGGCACTACGTGGTGTTATGGAAGAGTATCATACAACAAGTAGATTTATTTTAACTTGTAACTATCCTAATAGAATTATTCCTGCATTGCATTCAAGATGTCAAGGCTTCCATATTGAAAGAATTGATCAAACAGAATTTACTGCAAGGGTGGCGAAGATCCTAATTGATGAAGGAGTCACTCCAGACTTAGATACACTTGACACTTATGTAAAAGCAACGTATCCTGATTTACGTAAATGCATTAATATGGTGCAAATGAATTCAGTTGATGGAAATTTAGTTAAGCCTCAAAAGAGTGATACAGGTGATGCTGATTACAAATTAGAAATGGTTGAACTATTTAAAAAGGGTGAAATAAGCAAAGCAAGAAAACTTGTTTGTAGTCAAGCAAGACCAGATGAGATCGAAGACATTTACAAGTGGCTCTATGATAACATTGTATTGTTTGGCGATGAAGAAAAACAAGAAAGTGCTATATTGATTATTAAGCAAGGACTTGTAGATCATACATTAGTTGCTGATCCAGAAATTAACTTGGCGGCAACACTTATTAGACTTTCGCGAATGTAATGACATATCTAGTTAACGACAACTGTATTAAATGCAAACATACGGATTGTGTTGAGGTTTGTCCTGTTGATTGTTTTTACGAAGGCGAGAATATGCTTGTTATTAATCCTGATGAATGTATTGACTGTGGTGTATGTGTTCCTGAATGTCCGGTAGATGCAATCATTACTGAAGCAGAAGATCCAGAACAAAAATGGTATCATGTTAATTTAGAATTCAGCAACAAGTGGCCAGTCATTACAGAAAAGAAAGACCCTTTACCAGAAGCAGAAGAATATGCTAATATCACAGATAAGTATGATAAACACTTCAGTGATAAATCTGGTGGAGACTAATGGAAATAAAAAAACTTAGAGCAAGTCATATACTCTTAAGTCATGCAGAAGCAAAATGGACAACCAACCATCGTGCTAAACCCCTAGCAGAACAAGAAGCATATAACGTAATACAAGATATCGCGGAAGGTTTACTTACATTCCATCAAGCGGCTAAAGAATTTAGTGCCTGCAGAGTAAGTGCAAAGAGCGGCGGAGATTTGGGTTGGTTTGACTATCCTGGAGAAATGGAATATCCACTTGCCCATGCAGTTAGTACTATGCAAAAAGATACAATGTTAGGTGTGCCAATTGAAACAGAGTTTGGCTACCATGTTATTCTAAGGACAGGGTAATGTACGATATAAAAGAAATTATCGTAAGTGAATATTACGAGGTAATTGAATCAGTCTATCCTGACTATAAAAATATCAATAAAGATTTAAAACAAATTATAATAGATAAAGGTGACGAAATGCAAAGAGTCACAAATGTCAAAGCAGATATGACAAATTATAAGATGTTACGTAATCCTACATTTAAAATTATTTGTAAGTTTGTTGAAGAACTAATATACAATAAATTAGTAGATGAACGCATGACAATAGAAGCAATGAAAGTTTTACAAGTTAAACATATAGACTGCTGGGGTATGAGATACAAGAAAGGCGATCACTGTGTGCCACACGCACATTGGCCGGCTACCTTTAGTTGGATTTATTATGTAGAAGGTTGCGATAATTGTGCGGAACTTATATTTGATAAGTCAAATTATTCAGTTCATCCAGCACCAGGTAAGTTAGTAATTTGGCCAGGACATTTAAGCCATACAGTACCAGAGCAAACTTGTGATCATGATAGGATTGCAATTTCAGGTAATATTCAAGTTGTAGTAAAGGAAAAGAAATGAACGTAAAATTAATATCATACAGTAAGGCAAGTGAGTTTGAGACTTATGAAGACGGAGGCTTACTTAACTTACAAGATTTAATTGCCTTTTGTGCAAGAGTAAGTAATCCATCTAATCAGATGAATAAAGAAACTAGTGAAAAATTAATTAAATATTTAATTAAACATAAACACTGGTCTCCATTAGAGATGGTTAGTGCTTGTTTAGAAATAAACACTACACGTGATATTGCACATCAGATTGTAAGACATAGAAGTTTTAGTTTCCAAGAATTTAGTCAACGATATGCAAATCCACAAGACATGGAACAAGCATTTACATATAGAGAACCAAGACTACAGGATACAAAGAATAGACAAAATTCAATTGAAGTAAATGATCAACAATTAGAAATGGATTGGGGACACTATCAAAAGAAAGTGATTGAAACTAGTAAACAAGCATATGATTGGGCAATAGCAAATGGAATAGCCAAGGAACAGGCCCGTGTTGTTTTGCCAGAAGGACTCACAAAAACACGTTTATATATGAACGGCACTCTAAGGAGTTGGGTACACTATATAGAACTACGTGGAGCAAATGGAACACAAAAAGAACACATGGATATTGCTCATGAATGTGCCAAAGTAATAGCCAAAGTTTTTCCGTTGGTAACTAACCTTACATAAGTATCATTATGTTCAACAAACTTATAAACTTTTTTGGAAGAAAACAACCTGTAATTAATTTTGCTTGTAGAAGTTGGGGTGTCAGAAAATATGCACCAATACAACCAGCAGGTAAATTCTTTCCAGAAAAATTTAAAAAGATGAGTCCTTATTTTGAAGATGGAAAAGCAGAACACAATATTGATAATCATAAAACTGTTAGAGCCTGCCCTGGTATTACAGATTATATGAGTATGGGATTTGTTATTCCTGCTTGGTGTGATATTACAATAGAACCTACTCCAGACGGAAAACATATTATAACACGTTACAGTGATGAGCAATATAATGATGCATTTCATCCTGACGGACAGTTAGGTAAGTTTATGGAAGGTAAGTTTAAAGTTAGAGGTGCAGTAAAACTTGACAATCCTTGGTTTACTTGGAATAAGCCAGGTTGGAGTACTTTATATTTGCCAATGTATTATCATGAACGTAACTGGGAAGCAGTTCCAGGACTTATGGATCATGATTTAGGTGCACCACAAAGTCCTATTAATATTATGTTAAAGGAAATTAAAAAGACTGAAATAAAAATGGGGGAACCTATTGTACAGGCAATACCATTCAAACGTGAACCTATGGTTGCACGAACTATGGAACTTGACGAGTCAGCATGGAAACGTCAGTTAGCCATATCCAGCCTACACAAGATGAGTTATGCAGGCTGGCTTAAATGGGTCAAAGCAAAGAAACTTTATTCTGTAGATGCTCGGGATACTAATTTACCCGGCGATTAAACATCACCATATATTTCTAATACTTCTTTTACCGCTCTATGTCTTTCAATGTCTACATGATTAAATGAAGTCATTGCTAGTCTACTAGATCCGCTATGTGTACTGTAACATTGTATAAAGTCTAATAATCCATTATCCTTTATTCGATCTGTTTGTGCTAAATCTCCAGTAACAGCCATATAAGATCCTGTGCCTAATCTAGTTAAAAGCATTTTCATTTGATTAGCAGTTGTATTTTGCATTTCATCTGCTAAAATAAATGCACGTTTGAAAGTTCTACCACGCATATATGCTAATGGTGATATTTCAATAATGCCTTCTTCTATCATACCACTGATCTCTTTTGCAGTAAAATATTCACGTAGAACATCAAAAATAGGTCTTGTCCATGGTGCCATTTTTTCTTCTAGCGATCCTGGTAAAAATCCTAAGTCTTCATCTACACTTACTACTGGTCTTGTTACTATTATCTTATCTACCGCTTTTTCCTTAAACAGTTTTATAGCCACCTGTACCGCTATTAACGTCTTACCGGTTCCTGCTGGACCTACTCCGAAGACTATGTCTTTCTTTAGGTCAAGTAGTTTTAGCATATAATCTTCTTGATTTTTGTTTCTTGGAATAATTTTAACGTCTTTGTGTTTGTTTGGTAGGAATTGTTGAAATTGTACCACGTTTCCGTGATGTCTGTTCTTGCGAACACTTCTTTTTGCACCCATAGAGTCCTCCTTTATGTGTGGTCTTTTATGAAGGTTGTACTTCTTCTTCATAAAAATATTTACCGTTTTAACGGTCCAAGTTATCATAGTTTATATCTCTAATCCTAGATAAATAAGTATGTAAATATGGGATCACTGTAATGCAAGACATTTTAGACGTAATTAAGAACGTAGAAAACATATACGATAGCGACACATCATTCACTGTTTTAAAGGACTTTGAAAGGGTGTTAGACGAACTAGACTTATATGTGTACAAAAACTGGGAAGATGGCGAATTAGCATCTGGGCCTAACATCAAACGACATTGGATTGTATGCTCATTTATGTGGCCAAGAGATAAAATGCCAGATCCTATGGGTGGCAAGAGATTGTTAGATTACGACTGTAAAGTTACATACAAAAAAGATAGCATAATTAAACCAAGAAAAATACGTACTCCAGACGATATTAGACCAGGAACTAAAAAAGGTAGACTAGATAGAGAACCTATTTGGATAGTTGAAATAATGATGCCTAAAAAATTAGTAATGGATATTTACAGTGGCTATAATGATATAATGGATAATACAGTAGATCCAGCGACACAACAACCTAACCCTACTCCAGAAGCACAGCCGGCAGATGATATAGCGGCCGCTGAAGCACCAGTTGAAGGAGCAGTATAATGGGATTACGTGAACACGATTTAAAAGATTGTATAGAAAACATTTTTGAAATAGATTCATATAAATCAAAAATGGGCGATGACAAAGACATTTGTGTATTAAGTTTTTCAGCAATTACAGAACAAAGTGCAAAAGATTTAGAAAACTTTTTTGAGAAAGGTTATCCCTTTGTACTAGATGCTGATGCAACATCAGGTGAACAAAAAGATGGAACTTACAAAGTATTTGTTGAAATCGAAAGAGGTAGAGAAACACCTGAAAGAATAGCAGAATTATTAGATGGTATTACAAAACTTACTGACCAAGAATATAAGTTTAGATACTACAAAGGTTTCAGAAGTATGCCGGCAACATTAGATACTTTCAATGAAACTATTCCATTAGACGCTGACTCATATGGTATCAAAGTCAACGAAAACAATATGGACAACTATAAGAATTTCTTTAATAAGAGTTATGCAGAATCAATTGAAATGAAAGAGGATATTTTAACAGTGAAAAATACTTTTGCTGATCCGGTCTCTTTCAATGTGGTTGACTTCGGTAAAATTGATAGTATAAATATCAATGAGGCGTTGAATGTCAATGATTTTGCAGAAGTAATTTGGTTAACAAAGTATCTAGGTGATTACAATGTAACCAAGTACGGAACAAAAATTGTTCTGGAAAATAACGGACATCAATTAATATTAACAAGGAGATAAGAGATGGCAACAGATAACTTTATTCCTTCCTTGGATATCGTCCTAGCAAATGAAAGCGGATATGTAGATAATGCAGATCCGATGAAATGTTCTAATTTAGGTATCACTAAAGAAGAATATGAAAATCACATGAATAAGGTGATTACTAAAGACAAAGTAAAAGCATTTGTAAAAGCCGATGTAGCGGAAGTGTATAAGAATTACTGGACTGAAATGAAGTGTAATGATATTCCTAAGGGTATGGATTTATGCGTATTTGATTTCGCAGTATATAGAGATCCAAGTATTGCACAAAGAGAATTACAATATATTCTTAATGCAAAAAGAGATACATGGATTGGTCCTATAACATTAGGATTATTAGACGGAATGATTGCAGAAAAAGGCATATCAGCAACTATTGATACATACCAAGATCATAGAAAAGCATGGATTGATAAATTGCAAATTACAGAAGCAGAAAAAACTACGTTTAAAGACCGTGTAGATGTAATTACGGCCGGCGCAAAAGGAATGTTATAATGGCACAAAATTTCAAACACTGTTTGGAAATAATTTTACATCATGAAGGTGGATATGTAAACCATCCTAAGGATCCAGGTGGTATGACAAACTTGGGTGTTACAAAAAGGGTTTACGAATCATGGGTAGGCAAGGAAGTTAATGAGAGTGATATGAGAGCATTAACAGCCGATGATGTTGCTCCTATCTATGAAAAAAACTATTGGGATAAAGTAAAGGGAAATGACCTTCCAGGAGGTTTAGACCTTTGCGTATTTGACTTTGGCGTTAATGCTGGTCCAGGTAGAGCCGCAAAATATTTGCAGACTATGATTGGAACAGTTGCAGACGGCGGAATAGGTCCAAACACATTACTTGCATTAGGAAACTATGTAGATGAAGTAGGTGATGTGGCGCAAGTAATAAAAGATTATCAAGAAAAAAGACAATCATACTACGAAGGACTGAGTACGTTTGCTACGTTTGGCAAAGGTTGGACACGCAGAGTAGAAGAGACCACTGAAGAAGCATTAAAGATTGTATGATAAAGTATTGTCAGAACTGTGGCAGAGCCCATGAGGGCAGATTAATCGAAGAATTCAAGGACGGTGATAACAAACCTATCGAAATAGTGGTTTGCGAACACGCAAGATACGAGGAAGAAGATGGAAAAAGTAGTTAAAGCAATAGCAGAACATTTAGACGTTGATGCGTCTAAGGTCGTACCAGGAGCATCTTTGATAGATGACTTAGGTGCTGACGACTTTGATATCGTTGAACTTACCATTGCGATACAAAACGCAACAGGTACAAGCATTTCAACTGAAGAAGAAGCCAACGTAAAGACAGTTGGCGACTTTATTAAAATAGTGGAGAGCAAGAGTGTTTAGTTCTATAAAAATTGCATTAATGTTAGTGGTGTTAGCAGGTGCCGGTGGAGGCTTTATGTATGTTAAAGGACTTAAAGCAGACTTGGCAACATCAGAAGCAAATAATCTTAAATTGGAACAAAGTGTTGAAAGCCAAAAAGCAGTTATTCAACAGATGAAAGCAGACTTTGAAGCAATAACTAAAATAAAAGCAGAAATAGAAAATCAAAACAAAATCCTTAAAGCCGAGTTTGCGGCTTTGGATAAAAAATTTAATAAAATAAACGGAAAAGGCGAAGTGCGTGATATAGGTGATCTCGCAACGAAGAGACCCGAGTCAGTCGAAAACATAATTAATAAAGGAAGTACCAATGCAAAACGATGTGTCGAGATTGCAATGGGAAGTCCGTTAACGGAGAAAGAGAAAAATGCAACTAAGAAGTCTGAAATCAATTCTGAGTGTCCTAGTATTGCTAACCCTAACTACGTTCCTTACTAGTTGTGGGACCGCAGTTAAGCAATTAGAAATTTTCACCAAAGAAGAGCCTAGACAGCCTCTCAATCTTCCTGAACCACTAACACCTAAACTAGAAGAAATTAAGTGGACAATAATTACATCTGATAATGCTGATGAAGTGTTTGCTAAACTTAAAGCAGGTGGCGTAGATCCTGTATTATTTGGTTTAACAGATGAAGGTTACGAAGCATTAAGTAAAAACTTTGCACAGATACGTGCTTATATGCTACAACAAGACGAAATAATCAAGTCTTATAAAGAATACTACGAATCAGAAAACGGCCCATCTAAAAAATCTAAATAATGCACCATGTGTTCATACTTGTAATAGTCCTAATATTCTCTGGATGTGCGGCCAAAACAGAGTGTAGAGTAGATCCAAGTGTGAAAGTGAACGTGGATTCAAACGGAATACCTAAAACCAGCGATTTAGACATCACGCCTAAAGCAAATTTGAGTTGTAATTTTTAAACTGCCCAGATAAATACATATAATAAAAGCAAAGGATATTATATGTGGTTTTTCTTAATAAAATCAATAGTAGGTGCTATACTTGGACAGGCTACAAATGCCTGGTTTAAGAAAACAGCAATGGGTAAATGGTTCTATGGAAAGATGGAATCATGGTACAACTGGGCGGCTGAAAGATATGATCTTAAAATATTGACTGCAGAAGAAAAGACAATGCAGAAATTTCCAGCATTAAAGAACAAGTTAGATGCTATGGAATCGAGAATTAAAAAGTTAGAAAAGAAGAAGTAAAATGTTTGACCAGTTAGGATTTGATCTAGCAGATGTACTAGCACCATGGATAGCAATTTTAATATCGCTATCAGCAGTCTTTTGGTTTAAAGACTTTGCCGTAAATTTAATGAGTGGATTAAAGTTTAAATTTAATCCTGCATTTAATGAAGGTGACCATATCATACTAGATGGTGAAGATGCAATAATTGTAAGAATAGGATTGAGAGAAACTGTATTTGGTGTGTATAGTGAAAAAGGTTATGTTTGGAGATTTATTTCAAACGATAGATTAAAATTACACAAACTAGAAAAGATTATCAATAAAGATTTACACCTTGACAGCGATGCTGAAAAAGGACGAAGGTTACAGGCAATGATTGACCAGGCACAGAACGATAAAATTATTAAGAATAAACTTGAAATAGAAAAAATTAAAAATGGAAAAAAGTAAAGTCATAAAAGAAGATAAGTTATTAACCAAAGAAGGGGGCAAGCCAGTGGCAGATGTCAAGAAGAAAGTAAACGTAGAATTAGAAGTTGACACTTCTGTAAAGGATTTAGGTCCTAATCCATATGCAAAATTAATACATCTTGCAAAAGCAGTAGACAGTTGGAGAATATTTCCAAGAATATTCATTACAACTTATATCTATTTGTTATACAAGGTAGTAATTTGGTATATGGCTATACCGCAACCAACAATGGAACAATCAGGTTTGGTATCTATAGTAGTTGGTGCTGGTGCGGCATGGTTTGGTTTATATACTGGGTCAAGTAAAAAGTCAGACAAATAATTGTTGACACACGCCTAGAATAAGTATATAATAATACTATGGATTATTACGACACTTTAGGCGTTCCTCGAAACGCATCGCAATCGGATATTAAAAAAGCATACAAAAAACAAAGTATGCAACACCACCCTGATCGCACAGGTGGCGATGACACCAAATTCAAAGATGTAAATGAAGCCTATCAAGTATTAAGTAATTCAGAAAAGAAACAAATGTACGATCAATTTGGAACTGCTGATCCCCAACAAGCAGGATTCAATCCAAACCAAGGAGGTCAACAGTTTCATTTTAATATGGGACAAGGCCAAGGCTTTGAAGATGTATTTGCTTCATTTTTTGGGGGTAATCAAGGACCTTTTAGACAGCAAAGGCAAGTTAGAAATAGGGACATAACTATCGCTTGTGATATAGACTTATCAGATGTGTATAAAGGCAAAGGTGTCATAGCAACATTTAGAACACATTCGGGTAGAGAAGAAACAGTTAATATAGATATACCGGTTGGAGCAAAGGCAGGAGATAATATTAGATTTGAAGGGTTAGGAGATGACAGTATTGCTCAAGTACCAAGAGGTAATCTAATAGTAAAAGTTCGTTTTAGAAGACATCCAGAATATGATGTACATGGTATTAATTTAGAAACTACCAAAACATTAAACATATTTGATTTAATATGCGGTACAACCGTAAATATAGCAACACCTGAAGGCAGAGAGTTAAATATTAATGTACCGGCGGGCACACAACCTGGAACAACAATGAGTTTATCAGGTGCAGGACTTCCTGACTATCGCACTGGTACGAAAGGTAACATCTTCTTAAGGTTAAATGGAATGGTTCCAAAAAACATAACAGAAGAACAAAAAAAGATATTATTAAAGATTAAAAATGAAACTAATTTATCATCCTAATAACTGGCTACAAGAAAAAGTCAAGCCTTTTGACTTTGAAAAACATGATGCTAAAAAGATATCTGAAGAGATGATTAGCATTATGGAAAAGAATAACGGTGTAGGACTTGCTTCAAACCAAGTTGAACTAGATGCACAAATTTTTATTATTAAACCTACAGGATTAAAAGACAATGAGGAAGATAAACCATTTGCAATTATTAATCCTAAGATAGCCGCAGTAACAGAAGACATGGAACAAGGTGTTGAAGGTTGTTTAAGTTTTCCAGGATTGTACTTAAAGGTAAACAGACCTAAGGGTTTGGTGGTAGAGTATCTTGACATTGACGCAAAAGAGTGTAAAATAGAGTTACAAGGTTGGAATGCTAGAATATTTGGTCATGAATATGATCACTTGTTTGGTATTAATTTCATAGACAGAGTAAGCAAGTTGAGATTAGATATGGCTAAGAAGAAACAGAAAAAATTATTTAAGAAATATAAGGTGGATATTAAATGGTAGAACCAAGTGAAGGATTACAGTTAGTTTTTGATAAAGCATTAAGTGATGCCAAGAAGTTAAAACATGAATACGTCACTTTAGAGCATATGGTATATGCAATGCTTTGTGTAGAGAGTTTTGAAAAGATCGTAGACGGTTACGGTGCTGACGTTAATCAAATGAAAGCAGGCCTAGAAGCATATCTAAAAGGTCCTGACTGTGAAGATTTGAAAACAAATGCCGCTAAATTTAAACCTAAGAAGACTGCAACTGTAGAAAGAGTTTTAAACAGAGCATTTACTCAAGTATTGTTTAGTGGTAGACATTTAATTGAAATTACTGATGTATTCATAAGTGTTATGAATGAGAAAAAGGCATGGGCATATTATCATATTACTAAATCAGGAGTTGAAAAGGAAAAATTTGCTGAGTATATCAGCAGTGAAGTTGATGCACAATACGAAGATGAAGAACTAAGAGGTGTTGCATTAAGAGCCTTACGAGAATATACTTCCGATCTTAATAAAGAGGTTACAGATAGTAAAATTGATCCTGTAATCGGACGTAATGAAGAATTAGAATCAATAGCATTAGCACTAGGACGTAGACAAAAGAGTAACGTATTACTAGTAGGTGATCCAGGTGTGGGTAAAACTGCTATTGCTGAAGGACTTGCATTTAATATTGTTAATAAAGCAGTTCCAGAGTTTCTGCAAGAGTATAAAGTTTATAATTTAGATATAAGTGCTATGTTGGCTGGATCTAAATACCGTGGAGACTTTGAAGAAAGATTTAAACTTGTTATGGCAGGTATTAAAAAGCAAGGCAAAACTATTGTATTCATAGATGAAGCACACATGATTAGTGGTGCAGGTGCAGGTGGACAAAATAGTTCAACTGATCTTGCTAATATGTTAAAGCCTGCATTAGGAAAAGGTGATATTAAAGTCATTGCATCAACTACTTGGGAAGAATATAGAAAGTATTTTGAAAAAGACAGAGCATTGATGAGAAGATTCCAACGTGTAACAGTTGATGAACCTACTAATGAAGTTACACTAGATATACTTAAAGGTATTAGAAAGTATTACGAAGACTATCATGCTACACAAATTACTGATGAAGCATTAAAGAGTGCTATCAAACTATCAGTTAAGTACCAAGCAGATAAGAAACTTCCAGACAAGGCTATTGATTTAATAGATCTAGCCTGTGCAAGGTTCAAACTTAAAAAGATTGAAGGACATAAAATTGTAGACACTGAACAAGTACAATTTGAATTAGCAAAAGCAGTGAAATTACCTGCGGAACAAGTACAACAAAAAGAAACAAGCAATCTTGCTAACTTAGACAGCAATCTTAAAAAGGTTGTGTTTGGACAAGAGAAAGCAATAGATGAAATCGTAGAAAAAATACTTGTTGCCCAAGCAGGACTTAAAGTAGATAACAAACCAATTGGGTCGTTTGTGTTTATGGGTCCAACTGGTGTAGGAAAAACTGAAACTGCAAAACGTCTAGCAGAAGAACTATCTGTTAAACTTGTAAGATTCGATATGTCAGAGTATCAAGAAAAACACGCAGTCGCAAAACTTATTGGATCACCTCCAGGGTATGTAGGTTATGAAGAAAATGCAGGATTATTAATTACTAAATTACAAGAAAATCCAAACTGTGTCTTGCTTTTAGATGAAGTTGAAAAAGCACACCCTGATGTATCACAAATATTATTGCAAATAATGGACAATGGAAAGATTACTGGAAGCAACGGTAAAGAAGCCGACGCAAGAAACTCGGTTCTAATCCTAACTACAAACTTAGGTGCGGAGCAGGCTGAGAAAAATGCGATCGGCTTCAATCAAGATTCAGATATGGATTACGAAGATACTGAACTAAAACGTTATTTTGCACCAGAGTTTAGAAATAGACTTGATGGTGTAATAGCATTTGGCAAACTTGACAAGAATGTAATGATTAAGATTGTAGGCAAGTTCCTATTAGAACTTAAGAATATGCTTGTTGATAAAGATATCAAAGTAACCATAGATGATACTGCAATAGATTACTTGGTAGAAAAAGGCTTCGATGCTAAAATGGGTGCAAGACCACTACAACGTGTAATTGATAAAGAGATCAAAACAGATCTAAGTAAAATGGTATTGTTTGGTGCTCTTAAAAATGGTGGTGTACTACATATTAACATTACAGATGACAAGATCGACTTGCAGGTCAAAGAAACTAAACTTGTAGAAGCATAGATTAAGATAAATAATACTATGCAAAGCAATAGTGAAACAATCTTATCAGCAAATACACACCCAGGTGATAGTACGGTGCAAACTGTTACTGGATCTAACTTCAAAGGTGATGGATATTATGGTAGAGCAGACGGTGTACATACTGTACAAGCAACGTACACTGACTTTGTAGGTAGTATTACTATACAAGGTACACTTGCTACAACACCAACTGACAGCGACTGGTTCACTGTACACACATTTACTGAAACAAGTGCTACAAAGAGCGTCTATGCTAACTTTACAGGCAACTATACATACATTAGAGCCAAGTTAGTGTACACATCTGGTAGTGTAGGCAGTGTTTTATTGAACCATTAGGAACTATTATGAGCCATTTTATTAATATTGTATTCAACAAACAAGAAGAGTTAGATGATATAGCAGTAGAATCAGTGCTTAATGGTGCTAATTTACCGCTTAATGAAGATGAAACTACATATTCAGCATACGACACCACAGGTGGCAAGACTGTATTAACTATTGATACCCATTTTGCTATGGATGAAGCAGAATCAAATCAACTAGCAGAGCATATTGCCAACAAATTCTTCGATCTAGGGTACGATAACTTCGACATAGAAATATCAGTCTAACTTCTATACAGTGATAAATACTCTATATAAGGGGAATATCGCTATGAAAAATTTTAAAGAATATCTTTCAGAGTCAATCTACAAAGAAGAAACATATGAAGGTGACGACTTCTTTGAAACATATGGCGTATTATGGTTCAATGAAGATGATGTCGTTGATGAAGCAGAATATCAAGGACGTAAAGTAAAACTAGGCAAGCCAATGCGTGGCGATGTCAAAAAGTTTAAAGTTTATGTTAAAGACCCAAAAACAAAGAACGTTAAAAAAGTAAACTTTGGTGATCCTAATATGAAAATTAAAAAGTCTAATCCAGCACGTAGAAGAAGTTTCCGTGCAAGACATAATTGCGATAATCCAGGCCCAAGAACAAAAGCAAGATATTGGTCTTGCAGGAAGTGGTAATATGAAACTAAAAGAATTTACCGATATCGATTTAGATAAAAAAAATGATATAGGATATGACATAGTTGATGACTTAAAATGTCATATGCGTGATGATCCTATGTTCTACAGAAAATTATACTATCCTTGTATGGCACAATTAAAAGATAGTTATGATAAAGGCGATCACAATTTTACTGGTGTTGCTGAAATGGTAGAAAAAGCAATACATCATTATTGTAAAAAATATGATCTTATCCAATCCCCAACAGAACTCTTGACAAAAGAAGATAAAGATGCTCTAATACAAGAAATATATAACGAAGAGTTAGAAGAAGTAAAAAAAGGCGAATACTAAATGCTTTTAAGAGAGATAACATCACCTAATAAAACTGTCAGTTTTGCATTAGGAAGACTAAACCCTGCAACAACAGGACACGGACTTCTTGTTGAAGCAGTAAGACAAGGACCTGGTGATGCTATTTTATTCTTAACAGACCGTCCAGCAAAACTTCCTACAGATCCACTTAACCCAAATGAAAAATTAGATTGGGCCAGAAAAAGTTTTCCAGATATTAAAATAGAACTTGCAAAAAATATTATGTTTGCCGCTAGTGATTTATATGCTAGAGGATATAGAGGTGTAACTTTTTTTGAAGGTGAAGATAAGTTAGGTAATCTATTAGAAAAATACAATGGACAAAAATCTGCACATGGTTTTTTTGAATTTGATGAAATAAAATTTGAAAGATTATCACGTAATCCTGATGCCGAAGATGCCTCAGGCATGAGTGCAAGTAAATTAAGACAGGCAGTAATAGCCAAAGACTTTGATGCGTTTAATAAAGGTGTTACAAAATCTGCACAACCATATGCTAAAAAAATGTTTGATAATTTATCAACTATATTAGGTAGCACAGAAGAAAACTTAGAAGAACTAGTAGTAAAACAACAGAAGCCTAAACTAGATGTACTTAATAACATAGCAAGTAGAAAAGATAATCAACCTTTTCCTTTAAGTTGGAATGCAGACGACAATGAAATCAAAGTAGGCGGTAAAGTATATGTTACACCACAAGAAGCAAATAAATTTTTACGTTTTTATGATGGCAGATCAGAAGACGAACAAGAACTTATGCAAAAGGCATTAAGAAGTGCAAAGACAACAGTCAATTTATTTAAAAATTTAAATTTTAAATTTACAACTGCACAAGAAAGTATTTAAATGGATATTGCAGACTTAAAAAAACTAGCAGGTATTCCAGAATATACAGGACAACATCCTGTTACTTCTGAAGATATCAACATTAGTCATACTGCAACTGCACTGAAGCAGAAAGAAAGAGAACTTGGTCTTAAGCCAGGGGATCAAGAATGGTTCAAACTTTGGTTTGGACTTCCTAAAATGACAGGTATGAATATGCCTAAAGGTTTTAGAGGAAGGAAGAAATGAAAATATTAGCAATACTAATTACAGGATTGATGTTAGCATCTTGCAGTGGACATATTGTACCACCAAGTGTTAAATTAGGCAAAAAATGTACCGTTGCAGAGGATGGACAAATAGTTTATTCTTATGTATGGTTACATAAAAAAGGTGAAGAACTTACCGCAAACGCAAAAACTTGTGAAAAGATAAAATAAAATGAAATTACGCGAACTTTATGAGCATGGTGGAAGAATTGTAAAAGGTGTAAACACTACTCCTGATGTTGGCGTGAATCAAATACCAATAGAAGCAGGGAAGTTTGGCTTTAAAGTAGACAAAGACGGACGGCCTCCAGAACTTAACAAAAAGGCAAGAAAAAATTCTAGTCCAAACACATTATTTAATTTAGGTTTAGCAGAAAGTAAGATAGACGAAATTAAAGCAAAGGAGTTATCAAGTTCATCAGAGATATTTGTAGATATGGATGGTGTGCTTGTTGATTTCTTTGGTGCATGGACTAAACTTATGAAAGTTAAAAAGTGGTTTCAAATTAAAAATGTAGAAAAAGGTCTACAAAAAGTAAGAGATACCGAAGACTTTTGGCTTAACTTAAAACCTACTAAGAACGCAGATAAATTATTAGGAATCATTAAAAACATTAAAGGTGAATATAATATTTTATCGGCTCCATTAGCAGATGATCCGAGAGCAGAACCAGATAAACGTGCTTGGGTAGAGAAATACTTAAAGGCATTTCCACCTAAGAAGGTTATCATTACTGCAAACAAACAAGCATACGCAAAACAAAAAGATGGAACTCCAAATATCTTAATTGATGACTTTGGACAAAACGTGAAAAAATGGGAAGGCGCAGGTGGCGTTGGATTCAAACATAAAGACCATAAGTTCGAAAGAACTGCAAGTAGTCTTAAACAATACTTTGAAAAACCAGCAACTGAAGGCGACTTAATTCCACTTCCAAAAAATAGTGTTTCAGTAGATTCAGATGCTACTGATTACGACTTTATGAAGTTAGGACGTAACATGGCCAATATAGCAACAACTAATCCAGATGATGCTAATATGGGTGACCAAGATATTATGTTAAACTTCTTCGGAGGTGAAAAAGAAAAGAAACATATGGTATCCAACCTTAAAAGATTAGGTTACAAGGTTGGTGATGTAAGTGGTTATCAAGACCACAACTTTGACCCAGAACCCACTAAAGGCAATCCGCCGCCACAAATACATTCCAAAGACGTGGACGGTAAACTTGGTAAAATGAAGATCGCTCTCATTACACCAGTACAAAAGGATAGATCCTTTAGTAAACTAGCGAAACAATATCGTAATGTTCAATTGGATGAATATAACCCGATCGTTGTTGACCGCAAAGGACGTATTTGTAACGGACATCATAGATACGATGCACTACGCCTGCTAGATCACGAGTATGCTTTGGTAAAAATGGTAGATACATACTTGGAAGACATCATGAGCGAAAACTTTGCGGATGGCAAGAAGCCTGGACGGAAAGGCCTTAGCAAGAGAGTTGGAATACCAAAAAAGGCTTCCATAAGCCAACTGAGTAAAATTGCTAAATCTAGTTCAGGAGAGAAGAGGCGCATGGCCCAGTGGCAGTTAAATATGCGTAGAGGCAAGGCAAAAAAAGGTAAATAGTAGTATGAGACTAAGAGAATTAACATCGGTAAAGGAAAACCCTTTAGCACCAAAACCTACTATGGCTCAACAGGCCGCAGGTGCAGTCAAAAAAACTGTAAACAAAGTAGGACAAGGCGCTAAAATGGCCGCACAGAAGATGGGTGCAAAAGGTACTGGTGGTATGATGGCAAAAGGTTTAGATAAACTTGCATCAGGCGGTGCTTTGACAGGTAATTTATCCAAGCAAATTGCTCCATTTGCCAAGCAACTATCTACTATATTAGCAGATACTACACTTAGAAACAAATTTATGATGCTTGTAAAACAAGCAGAAGCAGGTGCTAAAAAGCAGGCGGCACAACCACAAGCAGGACAACCTCAAGCACAACCACAAGCAGGACAACCTCAAGCACAACCACAAATGCAAACGCAAAGCATGGAGGAAGATCCTTTTAACGATGAAGTTAATAACATACTTAAAAAACATCCAGAAGCAACTGCAAAAATGAAATCAACAGGTGATGTAAATGATATTTACAACACTGATTTATACATGGATTTATTTACACACTATCAACAAGATATGCCATACGGCACACAAAAAGCAAGAGATGGTGATCCAGTACAATTTATACAAGACGAATTAGATGAATTAGGCATATTTGATGATAACGAAATGGCTGAAGCGGCAACACCAGGTGCCACTAGTGCAGGTTCAATAGCAACTGTGGCTAATCCTATAACTGCTTATGCTAAAGTTAAAAAAGATGGCAAAGGTGTTCCTAAAGCAGACCAAAAGAAAACTCCTAAAGGAACAGCCGTAAATGCACTTGATATGAAGGGTGCAAGTCTATTTGGCGGAAACATACAAAAGAGGTAAATACTGTTATGAAAGAGAAAGAACTTAAAAACGAAGGTTTAGCAGATTTGGCTTATAAGGCAGAAGCCGATCATGAAGTACAAATGGCTCGTGCTGAATTGTACAAAATTGGAAAGTATGCAATTAAATTACATGAGATGCTTAAAGGTGTTTCAGAACAAGATGGTTTAGAAGGTTGGGTACAATCTAAAATTACAAAAGCAGGCGATTACCTAAGCAGTGTATATCATCATATGGATTACGAACAAAAGTTCGAGCAAGTTCAAACTGAAGCAAAAGCGAAACCAGACTTTTTAGACATGGACAAAGATGGCGATAAAAAAGAGCCAATGAAGAAAGCAGTCAAAGACAAAGAAGAGAAAAAAGATAAAAAAGAATCGACGGATTATAAGTCCGGACTTACAGAAGAACTAAACAAAGTTCTTTCAAAAAAAAAGACTGAACGTTCTCTAACTAAACCCGAAGAAAAGAAAAAAGAAAAATACGTTAAAGGTATGAAAAAAGCCAAAGGCGATTTCAAAGATCGTTATGGTGATGATGCTGAAGCAGTAATGTACGCAACTGCAACTAAAATGGCAAAGAAAGAATCTGTTTTAGAAGATTACGTAAACAAACCAATCACAGAAGAAGAATTCGAAAAACTAGCAGAAAAGAAAGATGCTTGTTACCACAAAGTAAAATCAAGATATAAAGTATGGCCAAGTGCATACGCCTCTGGTGCTCTAGTTCAATGCAGAAAAAAAGGTGCAAAGAACTGGGGAAACAAGAGTAAGTAGATGCGTTTCCTAGAGTTCAAAAGAGATACCCACTGTTCACCCAAGTGTTGTGGTGCCAATGTAAAAAGAGAAGACTGTGGTTGCAAACCAGACTGTCCACATTGTAATTGTAATGCTGAAATAGACGAAGGAACACGTTGTTGGAAGGGTTACGAAAAGAAGGGCATGAAGACCATGTTCGGAAAACGTGTACCTAACTGTGTTAAAAGAGAAGACATAGACTTTTGTGTCAACTGTGGAGACATACTATTTGCAGAAGGATTAGATGAAAACCTTAAAAAATGGTTTAAAGACAAATGGGTGCGTTTCGGACCAGATGGAAAGATCAGAGGAGACTGTGCAAGGGGTTCAAGCAGTGAAGGAAAGCCTAAATGCTTACCAAGAAGCAAAGCACAATCCTTAGGTAAAAAAGGACGTAAGACAGCCGCAAGTAGAAAACGTCGTGAAGATCCTAATAAGAATAGACGCGGTAAAGCCAAGAACGTTAAGACAAAATCATAAATACATTATAACAAATTAACTGAGGAATTGTATGGCCTTTTTAGTTCATAACCTACCGCCTATTGAAGTATATGTTAAGAAAGAATACCTATACGATCATCAAAAAGGCCATGGCGAACTTACTCCTGGTATATGGATTTCAATAAGAAGTATTATGGGCAAAGCATTATACTTTGAAACACTACTAACAGACTATGGTGCCTTGTATGATAAACTTCCTATATCAGCATTTGTTTGGAAGGAAGATTATAATAAAGATGATCAACTTCCACTAGATACACTTCAAATTTGGGATTGTTTTGATTATGATATTACTGTAATTAAAAAACCTATGTTAGCAAACTGTGAGTTTTTTGGTAAAGATAAAAAAATGCACAAGGGCGAATATATGTTTACACTTGACACGTGCCATACACAACATTCAACTATTGATATAAATTTTTCAGAGCATGATCCAGAACACAAAACATTCAACATAATCAAATTAGACAACGGTCAATTTGCCGCACAACCAAATAACAGAACTGTATTCACAGATCAAAGTTTGGTACATCCAGAAAAGAAAATACCTGATTTCAAAGTGTGTACTCAAAATTATACAGTTGAAAACACACCAAAATGGGCAGTAGGTCATACTGATGAATGGTCATACAAAACCAAAGACGAAGAATCCAAATAATATAGCCAGATACAGAAAACAAAATCTCCACATACGTTAAATAAAAATAACTTGACATTATTAGTACACGAGTATATAATTACATATTAAACTAGGAGAATACAATGTCTGATAGAACATATGGACCGGACGAAAAAGCGAAACTGGAACGTCTCATTAACGAAGGCGCAACAGTAATTAGAGAAATTGAAGACTTACAAACAGGCTTAAGAGATACAGTAAAGGCAGTAGCAGAAGAATTAGAAATCAAACCTACACTAATAAACAAGGCAATTAAAATTGCACATAAAGGTGATTGGGCCGCTCATGCTGATGCTTTTGATGATCTCGAAACATTGGTGGTGACAGTTGGTAAAGACAAATAAAGACATAACTTTTTATTTAAAATGGGTAGCAACTACCGTTTTGATTATAGGTACTGCTCTTAATACTCAAAAAGAACTTTATCCAATTGGTCCATTAGTACTCGCTTGTGGCGGATTGATATGGTTAGCAGTATCAATAATGTGGAAAGAATGGAGTTTAATAATTACTAACTCAATCTTAGCATTGGTTGGTATAGGCGGAATCATAATTGCATGGTAAGTGAAGAAGATAAAAAAAGAATTGATACTTGGTTAGATAAACATCTAAAAGAATTATCACAACCAGAAGATGGATCTACCGCAAGATGTCCTTGGGCATACAGTTCAAAAGTTCCAATAGTACACACAGATCAATATATGGATATCATGAAGAACATGATAAATTTTCCATATGACGATGGCATACACGGACTATTAATTGTATTACATGGTGTAAAAGACAGAAACGAAGGACAAGACTTAATTGGATTATGTAAAACACCATACTTTACTGAAAGAGATTTATTGTTTATTGAATATAACTATGATCATTATAAAAACGAACTTAATGATCCTACAATTAGATTATTCATTATTCAAAGGCTAACCGAAACAGAAAAGGCAAGCCAAAAACTATACCAAACGGATTACTATAAAACTTATCCACACAATATGGTATTTAGAAAGATACGAGAAGCAATGGGTGGTAAACACTTTTTTGATACACCAAAGGAGACAAAGTATTGATTTATATGGTTGACATCGACGGAACTATATGTTATACTATAGGTAACAATTATGAAAGTAGTGAACCAAAGTATGATCGTATTGATAGGCTTAACAAATTATTTGATGAAGGCAATGAAATACATTATTGGACGGCACGTGGTGCCAAGTCCGGTAAAGATTGGACAGAGTTTACTAAAAGGCAATTAGGCAGATGGGGTGTCAAGTCAACGAGCATAAGACTAGGCAAACCACATTATGATAAGTGGATCGATGATAAAGCCATCGATGCAGAAGAGTATTTTAAGTAAGGTACAAACGGCCATAAACGTTTTATTTGGTATTTGTCAGCCACAAATGACATATAGGAGAAGCAATGAGTTACGTAGACGCATTTTTTAATCGTGAAGCAGATCAGATACAAGTGGTCGAGCGTCGAGAAGATGGAAAAAGACACTTCACAGAATATCCAGTAAGATACACATTTTATTATGGTGACCAACGAGGCAAATATAAAAGCATCTATGGTGATCCTTTAAACAAAATAACTTGTAAAAATACAAAAGACTTTAGAAAAGAATTAGCAATAAACAAGAATAAAGATTTATATGAAAGTGATATAAATCCTATATTCCAATGTTTGAGCACAAACTATTTAAATCATGATGCTCCGAAACTTAATGTAGCATTTTTTGATATTGAAACAGACTTTGATCCAGAAAGAGGTTTTGCCGATCCGGCAGATCCATTTATGCCTATTACTGCAATCTCCGTACATTTGCAATGGATGGATACACTTGTAACACTGGCAGTTCCTCCTAAGGGATTAACAATGGAAGAAGCAAAAGAACAATGTAAAGACTTTCCAAACACACATCTGTTTAGTGATGAAGCAGATATGCTGAAAACATTCTTAGATTTAATTGAAGACAGTGATGTATTAACAGGTTGGAACAGTGAAGGTTATGATATTCCTTATACTGTTAATCGTGTAGCAAGAGTTTTAAGTAAAAATGATACTAGACGTTTCTGTTTATGGGATCAACTTCCTAAGAAACGTGAGTATGAAAAGTTTGGTAGAACACTTGTAACCTATGACCTAATAGGTAGAGTGCATTTAGATAGTTTAGAATTATATCGTAAATACACATATGAAGAAAGACATACTTACAGACTTGATGCCATTGGAGAAATGGAAGTTGGTGAAAAGAAAACTGTGTATGAAGGCACACTCGATCAACTTTATAACAATGATTTCAGAACGTTCATTGAGTACAACAGACAAGACGTTGCACTACTGGACAAGTTGGACCAAAAACTAAAGTTCTTAGATCTATCAAATGAACTTGCTCATGCAAATACTGTTTTGCTACAGACAACAATGGGTGCTGTCGCAGTTACAGAACAAGCGATTGTTAATGAAGCACATAGACGTGGTATGCAAGTTCCTAATAGACCAAGACGTGATGAAGAAAATACTGCGGCCGCAGGTGCTTATGTGGCATTTCCAAAGATTGGTGTACATAAGTGGATAGGTAGTATGGACTTGAACAGTCTGTATCCTAGTGTTATTCGTGCATTGAATATGGATCCAGCAACCATTGTTGGACAACTACGTCCTGAACATACAGATAATTTTATAAATGAACAGATGGGATTAAAGAAGAAATCCTTTGCTGGTGCATGGGAAGGTAAATTTGCAACTCTTGAGTATGATGCCGTAATGGAAAAACGTAGAGATGTTAGTATTACTGTTGACTTTGAGAATGGTGAATCAGAAGTAATGAGTGGTGCACAAATTTACAAAATAATCCACGATAGTAATAATCCATGGATGCTCAGTGCAAATGGAACTATCTTTACATATGAACATGAAGGTGTTATTCCAGGACTTCTTAAACGTTGGTATAGTGAACGTAAAGAAATGCAAGGAATGAAAAAGAAATCCATTGATGCAGGAAATAAAGCAGAAATAGAATTTTGGGATAAAAGACAACTTGTTAAAAAGATTAACCTAAATAGTTTATATGGTGCTATTCTTAATCCAGGTTGCAGATTCTTTGATAAACGTATTGGACAATCAACTACACTTACAGGTAGAGCGATTGCAAAACATATGAGCGCCGAAGTAAACAAAGTTATAACAGGTGAATATGATCACGTAGGAAAAAGTATTATATATGGTGATACTGATTCTGTGTATTTTAGTGCATTTCCAATCCTTAAAAAAGAAATAGAAGCAGGACAAATTCCATGGACAAAGGATAGTGTAATACAACTTTATGATCAAGTATGTGGAGAAGCAAACAAAACATTTGAAAAATTTATGCATCAAGCATTTCATTGTCCTAAAAGTAGAGCAGAAGTGATTGCGGCAGGTAGAGAGATTGTTGCAGAAAGCGGGTTGTATATTACAAAGAAACGTTATGCGGCATTAATATATGATGATGAAGGCGAACGTAAAGATGTAGATGGTAAGCCAGGCAAAGTAAAAGCAATGGGTCTTGATCTTAAACGTTCAGATACTCCTGTGTTTATGCAGGACTTCTTAAGCGAATTACTGCTTATGGTATTACAAGAAAAGAAAGAAAAAGAAATACTAGATGCCGTTGCAGAATTTAGAACAGAATTTAAAAAACGCCCTGGTTATGAAAAAGGTTCACCTAAACGTGCAAACAAGATTGGACATTATCAGAAGTTAGAAGAACGTCAAGGTAAAGCAAATATGCCCGGACACGTTCGAGCAAGTATTAATTGGAATACATTAAAGAAGATGAACGGCGACAAATATTCACAAGAAATTGTTGATGGTATGAAAGTTGTTGTTTGCAAACTTAAAAAGAATCCACTAGGTTATACTAGTGTTGCATATCCAACAGATGAATTGCATTTGCCTGATTGGTTTAAAGAACTGCCATTTGATGGAGATGCAATGGAAGAAACAATTATAGATAATAAACTAGGTAACTTAATTGGTGTTTTAAGTTATGACTTAGAAAGCACTAAACAAAAGAATACATTTAACAGTTTATTTGACTTTGGAGGTACAGATGAAGGCTAAAAGAAATAGACTTGAAAGAAAACTGGACGAGTACAATCATATAATGGAACTAGTAAGAACCATTGTGCCGATTGCAGTTTTAGTAATACAAGTAATCATCTTAATAAAGTTGGTATAATATGGCAACACATGGAATGATAGATTTAGAAACATTAGGAGTAACTAATGATTGTGCAGTCCTTACAGTTGGAGCAATTAAGTTTGATCCTTACAGTGACACAGAACCACATTCAGGATTATACCTTAGAATTAATGTTGATGAACAAACTGACCTTGGTAGAACTGTTGACGATAACACATTAGAATGGTGGGGTAAACAAGATCCTAAGATCAGAGAAGAAGCACTAGGAGATGAGAATAGAGTAAGTGTAAACGAACTTTTAAAACAACTTAACAAGTTTACAGTTGGTTGTACTGAATTATGGTGCCAAGGTCCTTTGTTTGATTTTGCAATATTAGAACATCTTTATAAACAAATGGGTCAACCTTTTCCTTGGAACTTCTGGCAAATTAGAGATAGTAGAACTGTGTTTAGTATGATGCCACAAGACCCACGTAAAGCAATACAAGAAGAATTACATAATGCTTTGGCAGACTGTTATTATCAAGCAAAGTGTATCCAATCAACTTTTAAACACTTTGGAGTTAAAAAATGAGCGATAGAACTAAAGAAGAAATTATAGAAAATATTAATCACATAGTTGCTAACAATATTCAACCAAGTGTAGAAATGCACGGAGGCGTTGTGAAGTTACAAGACTTTAACATGGAAACAGGCGTTGCACTTATGCTAATGAGTGGTGCTTGTTCAGGTTGTGCAAGTAGTTCAGTAACTTTAAAATTAGGCGTTGAAAATATGTTGAAACATTATGTTCCAGAAGTAAATGCAGTCGAAGGCGTAGACGATCCTGACTTTAACGATCCTTATTACACAGAGATGCCATAATGATGGATCCGAATAAAATGGTTCAACAACAGGTTAAAAATTTATGGCAACATTTTGTTGGTGTCATATGTTTAAACCAAACAGGTAGGATACAAGTAAAAAGGGTGTTACCAGAGTTCTTTGATAAATGGCCAACACCAGAAAAGTTTTTAAAGAGCGATACTAAAACTGTGATAGAAGTAATAAAAAGTTTAGGATTTTATAATAGACGTGAAGCAACAATTAGGAAGATGACAAAAGACTTTTTAACTTGGGATAGAGAAGATGCCACAAAGTTACATGGCATAGGCAAGTATGGTTCAGATAGTTATGAATTATTTTACAAGAAACGTATTCCTGAGAACGTGGCTGATCATGAATTAAAAAGATATATTGAGGAAGAATTTGTATGATAATTTTATTAACAGGTCATAAAGGTTTCTTAGGTACAAAGTTACAACAACACCTAAATAACAATGGACACGTTACAATAGGTTTGGATAAGACTGAAGGCGAAGACTTACTTAACTGTAATCTTACTTGGGATTGCGATCTAGTTATTCATCTAGCAGGTGAAAGTGGAGTACGTAAAAGTATTGATAACCCGCACTTATATTGGGAGAACAATGTAATTGCAACTAGAAGATTATTTGATCACTATAAAGATACAAAGGTAATATATGCAAGTTCAAGCACTGCTGAAGAACCAGATAGGAATCCGTATGCTTTATCAAAACGTACTATTGAAAAAATGGCTCCTGCAAATAGTTTGGGTTTAAGATTCACAACTATATATGGAGGTACCGGCAGAGATAATATGTTTATACCAAAGTTATTAAAGAACGAAATAAAATATGCAAACGATCATCAAAGAGACTTTATACATATTGATGATGTTATTAATGCAATAGATATTCTTATTAATGCACCCGCAGACGTTAAGGGTGTTATTGACGTAGGAACCGGCAAGACTGTTTCAATACAGGAACTTGCCAAAAAGTTTTGTACCGATTACGTAGAAACGGTTGGTGACAAACACGAAAGGATCAATAATAAAAGCGATCCTAAAGAACTTTTGGCTCTAGGTTGGAGTTCAAAAATTGATATCATAGATTACATCAACCAAGAAAAGAACTTGACAAATGATGAAAATCTAAATATAATATAATAATAGGAGTAAAGGCAAATGAAAGATATCTTACAAGACGTTGTTGCACATACACATAGTCTAGGCTTTTTAAATTTAGTAAAAGTCTCTAGTGATGAAGCAAACACAAACATCGAAAGTATGGCAGAAGACCGTTCGGTTATTATGTCCGCTACTACAAAAAATAAAGTTGGCGAATTTACAGGCGTATTTGGTATGCCTAATTTAGATAAACTAGCACTTCACTTAAAATGTCCTGAATATCAAAAGGATAGCAAGATTGAAGTTGTTAGTGCAGAACGCAATGGCGAAACTGTTCCAACACACATTCACTTTGAAAACACTGCTGGTGATTTCCAAAATGATTATCGCTTTATGAACAAGCAGATCATTGAAGAAAAACTTAAGACAGTTAAGTTTAAAGGTGCAAGTTGGGACGTAGAATTTAGTCCTTCAATGGCAAGTATTCAAAGAATGAAATTTCAAAGTTTAGCACACTCAGAAGAAACAGTATTTTCTGTAAAGTCAGAAGGTACAAACTTAATGTTTAACTTTGGTGATGCTAGTACACACGCAGGTCAGTTTGTTTTTGAAACAAATGCAAATGGTGAACTTAAACATAGTTGGAGTTGGCCAGTAGCACAGGTTCAAGCAATACTAGGACTTGATGGAAAACTATCAATGAAAATATCTGATCAGGGTGCTATGATGATTACAGTTGATTCTGGAATGTCAGAATATGACTACATACTTCCTGCTCAAAGCAAATAGGAGTTTTATGACAGATGATAGATCAGAAGACGCAACATACGAAAACGAAAATAGTACGGTAACAATACCTTTGAGAGAATACGACAAGTTACGTGAACGTCAATCATATATTACTGATAAAAGTTTAATTGGTATAATTGATAAGTTAGAAGAACTTGTAAGAGCATTAAGAAAACATATAGTAAGGACGGACTTAGATTGAATACTAACCTAACAAAAGAACAAAAGGATTATGCAATATTCTTACCTGCATTAAGCGGGTTCTTTGCTACGTTTGTAGGTAAACAAAGAAGAGAAGAATATGTAGATAAAGCACGAATACCATCTTCATTTCCAAATGAAGTTGAAAGTATGAACTGGTTAAATCCTAGCAAAAGCATTTTTGAATATAACTGGAGCCTTTACTCGGCCGGTCATGCGGAACTTGATGTAAACAAAGATGCACCTAAGGAATTAATGGTACGTGATAGAGATCGAAATACTTCTTGGTTGTTAGGCGATTCAGGTGGTTTCCAGATTGGTAAAGGAGTGTGGGAAGGTGATTGGAAAGATCCTAACTGCCCTAAGGCCAAAAAGAAACGTGAACAAGTTCTTACGTGGATGGATGCTTATATGGATTATGGAATGATACTTGATATTCCTGCTTGGGTGTCAAGGTCACCTGCTGGTATAAAAGCAACTGGCATTAGTTCATATCAAGAGGCCGTTGATGCTACACGTATTAATAATGATTACTTTATGAAAAATCGTAATGGTAATTGTAAATTCTTAAATGTATTACAAGGTGAAAACCATACAGATGCTGAAGACTGGTATCAACAAATGAAAGACTACTGTGATCCTAAGAAATACACAGATCACTTTAATGGTTGGAGTATGGGTGGACAAAATATGTGTGATATCCATTTAGTATTAAAAAGATTGGTAGCACTACGTTTTGATGGTTTACTTGAAAAAGGTAAGCATGACTTTATGCACTTCTTAGGTACAAGCAAATTAGAGTGGGCGACACTACTAACTGATGTACAAAGAGCAGTTCGTAAGTATCATAATGAAAACTTTACTGTAACATTTGATTGTGCAAGTCCTTTTTTAGCAACTGCAAACGGTCAGATTTATTGTGAACTAGAAACAAAAGATAGAACTAAATGGGTCTATAGAATGGTGCCTAGCATAGATGACAAAGCATTGGCAACTGACACTACTCCATTTAGTCAAGCATTTGTTAGAGAAGGTAAACATAAAAGTTTCTTAGATAGTCCTATAACAAAAGGACTTTCAGCCAAAGATATTTGTATTTACAATCCAGGTGATTTAAATAAAATTGGCAAAGAAGGAAAAACATCCTGGGATAGTTTTTCATATGCGATCCAGATGGGTCATAATGTATGGAGTCACATTAATGCAGTACAAGAAGCGAATAGACAATACGACAATGGAGTCGTTCCAGCAATGCTTGTGGAAGAACGGTTCGACAGGATATTTTTTAGAGATGTTGTGGAGGCAATATTTGCAACTAGCAACAGAGACGAAGCAGAAGCAGTAATTGAAGAATTCTCTAAGTTCTGGATGAGTATTATCGGAACTAGAGGAGCAACAGGAAAGAAAACCGTGAACGCAAGTACAGGATTTTCTAACTTGTTTGAGGAGGTATAATGATTATGGCAACAGGAAGAATGAGCAAACAAACAAAAAGTCTACAAGACTTACATAGATTTCTTGATAAAAAATCACAAGAAGTTGAAAATGAAAGAGAAGAAGATAGATCATGGACTACAAAAGAACATTTGATCAATCTTAAAAAACAGAAACTAAAAGTAAAAGAACAACTTAAAGGCATTAAGTAAATGGAAAGAGATTACTCAAGTGGAACAAAAGACGGAGTAACATACTTCACAGGTTTTGAAGTAGAAAAGACTCCTGCTTTTGATATGGACACATTATTTGTTGTTGGTTGCAGACCATTAGAAGAAGTATTGGAAAAAGCAAAAGAACATCATGTGGATCATATTTACTTGGGTGCTAATCAAAGTTTTGTACCAAAAGAAGATTGGGAAGATTTAGTAACAGGTTTACTTAATAAAAAATACACAGTCACTTTAGACTATGATGTAAAATATCATGATTGGGTAATTGAACAAGGGTTCAACCAATATAATAATTTTATTAGTCAAATAAGTGTTAAACTGCCACACGTCAAAGAATTAAATTATAATGCTTGTATCAAAATAGATGATGCTGACTTTAACCATTCAAACACAGGTGTTTGGATTCATCAAGTACATGATTTATTGGATCGAGAAAAGTTTACAGATTGGACAAAGTATGGCAATGATGAGATTGACAACTGACCTGAAAGGTGTTAATATAATGAGTATTACTGATGAATTATTTAAAAAGCAATACGAAAAAAATAGGAAAGATAGGATTATGACTGATGCTAAAAGAATGATATGGGTTACTTTTACTAAAGAAGGTATCCACAAATATCCAGCGGCACTTGATGACCCTAAACTTGCAACAGGCGACGAGTATGATGTAAGTTTTTTAGGTTATCCTCATAGACACATTTTCCACTTTAAAGTAGCAATTACCGTTACACACAATGATAGAGACATTGAGTTTATACAATTAAAACGTTGGCTAATGAAACTATATGAAGGTGAATTAAATGTAGATTACAAGAGTTGCGAAATGATGAGTGATGATCTTTATGCGAAGATCAGCGAGAAATATCCAGGACGTGAAGTTCATATAGATATTTCAGAAGATGGAGAAAACGGTGCTCATATCGAGTATTACACATAGAAGAGGAGAAACTGTCGTGGGTAAGTATTTCGACAAACACCCCGAAGTGGTTCAAATCTTTACTGACCTTGAGAAGTTTGCTACGTTCTGTAGATTTGAAGGTTACAAGTATGATGAGAAAGACTTGTACAAAAAATCTGCTAAGAGTTGGCAGGCGTTCTTACGTGGTCCGCAAAGACGTAGACCTCGACGCAAGTTTAATAACAAAAAAAGGTTCAACTAATGACTATTTACATTGTAGATATTGAAGCAGTAGACACACGTTACACAAAGCAATGGAAGGAATATCTTCCAAAGCAACTGCGTCATGCGACAAATTACAATGTGGAAGTAATTAGTGGAGGGGATACGCCTCAGGCTACTACGCCTGGGGCGTTTCTAAACTTTGGTGGAACTAATGTTTACAAAAGTAAACAACTAGAAATCATTGGGGAGAAGTTTTGTAATGGCGAAATTAAAGATGGCGATTACTTTCTTTATACTGATGCTTGGAATCCTACTGTTATCCAACTTAAATATATGGCTGAATTGCTCGGAGTTAAAATTAAAGTGGGTGGCTTGTGGCACGCCGGCAGTTACGATCCTGCGGACTTTTTAGGTAGACTAATTGGAGACAAACCTTGGGTTAGAAATGCAGAACGTTCTATGTTTGAATGTTATGATAACAACTTCTTTGCAAGTGACTTTCATATAAACATATTTGTAGATGCATTTAGAGAAGTAGGCAACTACGTAGGACTTTCAACAGATAAGACTAAGGTACAACGTGTTGGTTGGCCTATGGAATATTTAGATAAAAGTTTTGAAATGTATAGAGGCATGACTAAGAAAAACCTTATATTATTTCCACATAGAGTTGCTCCTGAGAAACAACCTGAAATATTTTATGATTTAAAAGACAGTTTGCCACAATATGAATTTATTGTATGTCAAGAAAAACAATTAAGTAAAAATGAATATCATAACTTATTGGGCGAAGCAAAACTTATGTTTAGTGCAAACCTACAAGAAACGTTAGGCATCAGTTGGTATGAAGGTGCTATTGTAGATTGTTTGCCAATGGTTCCAGATAGATTAAGTTACAAAGAAATGGCCATTGATGAATTTAAGTATCCAAGTGAATGGACACAAGATTTCGAAACTTATAAACTTAATAAAAAGTTTGTAGTTGATAGAATTATTAATTACATGGAAAACTACAAGGACTTTGTAGGCCATGTGCAAAAACAAAGACTAAGATTAAAAGAAAGGTATTTCAGTGGTAAAGCACTCTACAATAGCATCGCCAAGCAGTGATTACACAATTACTTACGGTGGAGACTCGGATTATATGACTGACACAGGCACTGAATATACATTTAACACAGATAGTATGATGAATGACGATGGTACTATAACATTAAATGGAGTAACAGGATTTGGAGATATGTCTTACGTAGAAGACAGTTGGCCAATGGAGCATACAGTACAAGATATGATTAAGGAATATCCTGCACTAAGAATACAATACGAAAAGTTTATTGAAATTTACAATTTAGTAAAAGACGATTACAGAAGTGGACAAAAGAAAAATGTTTGACATTTTTAAAGATAGAAAAAGAATAATATATGATAGAAACAATCAAGTGCCTTATTTGATTAGGTGGTACGTGTTTCTAAAAGATAGAAAGAACTTCCCGTTTAACATAACGTTACACAAGATTCTTGTAAGCGACCTTGACGACTTACATGATCATCCTTGGAATTATGCGACTTTAATTCTCAAGGGTGGGTATTATGAACATACCCCTGAAGGCAAGTTCTGGAGAGGACCAGGTCATTTCCGCTATCGTAAGTCTACAGATCTGCATAGGCTAGAACTTGCCAAGGATGAAAAAGGCAATGAACTGCCATGTTGGAGTTTATTTTATATGGGTAAAAAAGAACAAGATTGGGGTTTTATCAAGAATGGTAAATGGATACACAACGAAACTTATCTTGCAGAAAGAGATAAAGCAGAAGCATGAAAAGAACAAGTTACTTTAATGGATTAATAGTTACATATGACAATGTATTCAAACCTAGTCTAATTTCAATGTTAGAAAAGGAAATACAAAATGTTCCTTTTAAATGGGGAACAAAAGATAATCCAGAAAACCCTCCTACAGGTTTACAATGTTTTAGTTTTGAAGATACTAATGTATGGAAAATATTATGGGCAGAGTCTAACAAAATAGAAGAATTACAAGGGTTTCAATATAAAAGAAGCAATCTAAATTTCTTTTCAACAAATGAAGATGCTTATTATCACGATGATGATTGTGATATGACTTTATTGTATTACTGCAATAGTCAATGGGGACCAAATGAAAAAGGCGAAACAAAGTTTTTTATCACTAAGGAAGATTTAAAAGGATATGAATTAAAAGACATCGAAGGTGATCCAGATCATATAGTTGTTAATATTGCTCCTATTCCTGGTAGATTTTGTATCTTTAATAGTAAGGTACAACATACTGCAACAGGATTTAGAAGCAATCCAAGATTTGTTCCTAGTCTAAAGTTTGTAAATGCTGATCAACAAGGAACAGGATTTATAGTTGATAAAAATAATAATGAACCGTTTACAGTGGAGAAAAACTTTGATTAAGAAAAAATATTATAGTTGGCAAGACGTAGAAAAAATGTGTCATCAAATTACTGTACAATTATACAATAGTAGTTGGAAGCCTGATTTGATTGTAGGTATAACAAGAGGTGGTAATGTGCCGGCAACTATCTTGTCTAATATGTTAGATATTCCTGCAGATGCAATTAAGATTAGTTTTAGAGATGATAACAAAATTGTTAAATCAGATGTGGCGTTGGCAAAGATTGCATTTGGACATGATGAAAGACTATTGCCTACAACTGCACGAGGCAAAAAGATACTAATAGTAGATGATATAAATGATACAGGGGCAACTTTTAAAGCACTTAAAGAAGATTGGCAAAAGAGTTGTTTACCAGAAGATCCATGGTGGGATCAAGTTTGGGGGAAGTCTGTTAGATTTTGCACCCTTACTGAAAATTTATCAAGTGAATTTGACCAAGTCGATTACTATTCAGACTCCGTTAATAAAGCAGATGAGGATGTTTGGTTAGTTTATCCTTGGGAAAATGTAAGTGAATATTAACATAAACGGAGAATGCAAATGGAATTTAAAGATATCCCCTGGGACGATATTTTAATAGATACAAGAGACTTCACAGTATTTAAAGACAAGTATCCCGTAACAGAAGGACATATACTTTTTGTACCCAAGACACAAACTTGGGAAGACCTAGCAAAATGTTACAAGGCCGCATACGCCTGGGGCTATGATTGGGTAGACAAAGAATATTGTTCAGGTTATAACATTGGACAGAATATAGGCTCTAGTGCAGGTCAAACAATTATGTGGCCACACGTACATCTTATTCCAAGACGCAAAGATGATATGGCAGATCCTAAAGGCGGTGTAAGACACGTAATTCCTGAAAAGGGAAACTATACCAAAAGCACATACATACAGCCAGTAACATCTAAAAGTGAACTATTACAAATGGAGTTATTTGATCAATGAGAACTGCTGTCATAGGTTGTAGTCATAGTGCAGGATATAGTTTTGCAGGTGCCGTCGGCGATAAAGATCGTTGGCTGGACAACAACTGGGCAGAGTTTTATATCAACAATCAAAACAAGGACGGAGCCATATTTGCTTGTCCTGGAAGAGGTTGGTATGATTACAGTGAAAGATTAGCATTTTTATTCAAACATTATAATGATATTGATGAAGTAATCATTCAACAAACATATTGGAATAGATTTAGATTAGGTTTTCACAATCCTTGTCATTATGAAAACATTGTGCCTTTGGAAAGACACATGATGAAAGAAGAAACACATGACAAAATAGATTGTTGGAATATTCAAATGTGGTTAGATAAAGAACAAAGTTTTGATGGTGGAAGAATAACTGTGAAAGGTGATTATGCTATTGATCCTGTATTGGCTCTAAGATGGGAACCATTTGATGTAGAACAACCCCATTTACAGTCAGAAGGTTATCAAAGAATAAAGGCATGGTATGAACTGATGACAATCACGAACCAAAGAGCATTTTTTAAAGAAGTTTATCTTTGGAACCAATTGTGTAAGGATAACAAAGCAAAATTAAAAATTTTTGCCATTAACGATATTACACATTTACCTAAAGACTTAAATATGATTGGGAATTGCAATTACGGAATAGTCGCAGATAAGACAGTAGACCAATTTCTAACAGAGCAAGGTTTAGAAACAAACTTTATTGATGACGAACATTATACAACTGATGTTCATAAATTGATTGCGGACAAGTTTATTCCGCAAATAGAAAGGAACTAAAATGGCATACGATAGACAACTTATGATAGATGCAATGATTAAACACGCAGAAGGTCATATTGCAAAGCACAAGGCAAATGTTGAAGTATATTTCCATAATGCGGCTGGGGTTGGTGAACACCCGGATATTTTGGAAGCAATCGAAAAAGAATTGAATGTAATTTCAATGTATCATGATCAGATTGAAATGCTCAAAAAGTATTTTTAATTAATAAAATACTTGACAAAAACCTAAATATAATGTATTATATACATAATTAATGGTCGAGACATCCTCGTCTATAACTCGGAGAAGTGAATTGAAAAAATTTGAAGAAATTACGAAACGTATTGCTGACAGCAAAGACCGTTACTGGGCAGGCGATAACATTTCGAAACATATACTCAGTGGCGAAAAAGAGATATTAATCGATGAAGCCACTGAAGCATTTGAAATAGTTTTAGATAGACTACTAATCGATAGGTACACAGATCCTAATTCTAAGGATACTGCAAGAAGACTTGCAAAAATGTACTTCAATGAAATAATGAGCGGACGTTACAATCCAATGCCTAATGCAACTGCATTTCCTAATCATGTAGATGATGGTTATAAAGGTATGTTGGTTGTGCGAAGTGAAATAAAAAGTATGTGTTCGCATCACCACCAACCAGTGAATGGTGTAGCATACATTGGTATTATTGCCGCGGAAACACTTATAGGACTTTCTAAATATACACGTATTGCCCAATGGTGTGCAAGACGTGGTACACTACAAGAAGAACTTAATAATGTTATTGCAAATGAAATACAAAAGGCAACTCATAGTAATAACGTAGGTGTTTACTTACAAGCAACACATGGTTGTTGTGAGAACAGAGGTATTGGTGCTAAGAGTAGTTTAACACAAACAACTGTTCTTAGAGGTGCATTTAGTGAAGATATGAGTACTAAAAAAGAGTTTATGGATAACATTAAATTACAACAGGAGTTTGCACGTGATTAAAGAATGGATCGTATCAGGTTGGAATGGCATTATGGATCATAGGATTAATCCATTAAGACATATCCCAGACTTACAAGTGCGTCATATGATGATGCAGGTGTTAGCATTTATGTGGTCAAGCATTTTTGCTATTTTGATCGTAGATAGTGTATGGGCATTTGGTATTAGTGCTATTGCTCATATGATGTTTATTGCAGGGGTAGTTATTACTGTGGCAACATTTAAGGTTGCTGAAAGCAATCCGAACGCCTTTAACTTTATCAAAGGCTATCATTCATATGGTAGAGGTAGAGGTCATGTTATTATGAGAGACAAACATGGTAATCCATATAAGATTGATTTACCAAAAGGTGATCCAGGAGGAGAACATGAATAATTTAATTGACCCTAAGAATCCTCATACTGTAGGTAAGAGCATTGCCAACTTAGGTAATCATGTTTTACTTGCAGGATTTATAGGAGCAATCATATTTGTGGTTGTAGCAAGTTATGGGTAATACAAAAATAGATAGAATGGTTCAAACACTTGCTGAAAACTACAAGGATAAAAAGATGATGAGAAAAGTAGACACATATGAATACGAAGCACTTGAAACTTGTATTAAAACAGAACAAGTTCCAGCGAGCCATATTGCAGAATTTTTTACCGACAAAGCATTTTATGATTGGTATAGTAAAAGAAATTTTAACAAAGGAGATAAAGTATGACAGTAAAGGGATTTAAGATTCCATTAACTAAATTCAAAGTTAGAGAAGGCGATGTCGTACTAGAACAAGGTTGCAGTTTTGACGAAGGTGTTTGGACTGAAAAGACTACAGATGATTATTTCAAAGATAAGAGAGTTGTGCTTTTTAGTTTACCTGGAGCATTTACTCCTACCTGTACTAGTAATCAACTTCCTGGTTTTGAAAATAATTACGATGCTATCAAAGGCATGGGCATAGATGAAATATATTGTTGTTCTGTTAATGATACATTTGTAATGAATGCTTGGGCAGAAGTACTAGGCATTAAAAACGTAAAGGTTATTCCAGACGGTTCTGGTAACTTTACAAGATATATGGGTATGCTAATTGGAAAGAACCATAGAGGTTTTGGAAATAGATCATGGAGATATATGGCAGTAGTAAATGACGGAGTTATTGAAAAATGGTGGCAAGAACCAGGAATCAATAATGATGGAGAAGATGATGATCCATACGTTGAGACTACTCCAGAAAACATGATGGCTTATCTAGGGAGTAATTAATATGAGAAAGAATAAACCATTGAAGTGGGTTGTATTAGATAACCTACCAACTATATGGGTTGGATTAGTATTTGCATTTGGGTTAATACTAGCGGCCAATCATGCAGGAGCCTAATATGCCTATACCAGAAAAAATTATTATTCCAGCAAGTAAAGATCCAGGCGACAATCATTTTGCAGTAAGTCTAGTAAAAAGTGTATTTAGATTTGTTGCATCAGGATTACTTGCTTGGGCAGGTTATAACCTATGGACAGGTGAATTAATGTACACTGACTTTTTTGTTACAGAAGTTGGGTTTTTGATGATGTTATCAGGTGCAGGTTTTTTTGTAGCAGAAGTACTTGGAGTAATTGAGGAGATTGTATGATGAAGGAAGGTCCAATGAAAAGCATGGTAGAAGGTGATACCGAAGGCGTTGTGAAACAAGAGTTCATTCAGTATCGGAAAAAGAACGGTATGCTTGTAAAAGAAAGTACCGTAAGGAATTTTCAAAGCAATGGTGACTACAATGACAGTTACTATGACGAGCCACTTTGTAAGATAGGTGACTAAATGGTTGAGAAAAAAGATACTAGAAGAGATGCTTGGAACTTTGATTATATTGGTATAAAAGCATTCAAAAGAAAAGATGATCGCCCAGATTGGGAACGTATGTCAGATGACGGAATGAACAAATTCCTTAAATTTTGTATATATTGTATCTTTACATTTGGTATAGTTCATGTTATAATAGCACTATACGATAGGTTTAATTAATGGATAAAGCAGAAAAGAAAGTATATTACAGTGAAATATTTCACTCTATTCAAGGAGAAGGACACTATACAGGTGTGCCTACTGCTTGGATACGTTTCTTTTTATGTAATTTACAATGCAGTGGCTTTGGACAGATAGATCCTACAAATCCAGAAACATATGATTTGCCGTTTTTGGATTATGATGTTAGCCAGGTAAAAAGAGTAGAAGACTTGCCTGTGTGGGAAAAAGGTTGTGATAGTTCTTATACTTGGGCAAAGAAATATAAACATCTAATGGGACAGGAAGTTCCTAGTGTATTAGCAAACAAGATTGTTGATATATTAAAGACAGATTCAAATCCAGAAGGTTTGTTTTTACACCCTGTTACAAATCAAAGACAACACTTATGTTTTACAGGTGGTGAGCCTTTGATGGTCACAGGACAAACTGCAAGTGTTGGAATATATGAAGAATTAGAAAGGCAAGGTAATTTGCCTAGTTCGATGACGTTTGAAACTAATGGTACACAAAAACTAAGAGATCCATTTAAAGAATGGGTAAAAAGAATTGATGAGGAAGTATTCTTTAGTTGTAGTCCTAAACTGTTTACAGTAAGTGGTGAAGAAACTAAAAAAGCAATTATACCAGAAGTGGTAGCAGAATATAGAGAAGTGTCTAAGGCAGGACAATTAAAATTTGTTGTAGGTTCTGAACAAAGACAATGGGACGAAATGGAAGGTGCTATTGAGAAGTATAAAGCACTTGGAGTGGATTGGCCGATATGGGTAATGCCTGTAGGAGCAAGAGAGGAAGAACAGAGTGCAACAGCCGGTGACGTTGCTAAGATGGCTTTTCAAAGAGGCTATAATGTTGCGGCTAGAGTACACGTTTATCTGTTCGGTAATGCAATAGGCACTTAGGAGGTCATTATGAGATTATTAATAGCAATACTAGTTTTATTTACTGCGGTAGCAGTTTACACAGATGCGAATGCAGGCGAATGGCAAGACAAACCAATTGTTTGTGCAGTTGAGTCTGAAATAAAAGCAGGATTGGCAAATAGAGGAGAAGTGGAGATATTCCAATCATTACAGATAACACCTGTACGTGATACAAATGGAATAGCAATGAATCCAGTGATACTACCACTTTCAATATACGTCAATCCAAATACAAAAACATATACAATAATAGAGTACCATCCTGGTTATGATACTTACTGTATCATAAGTTATGGCACGGATTGGAACTTAATTGGAGAACAACTATGAAGGACTTGTTTAATAAAGTCAAAGATACGTTGACTGGGAAAAAGAAAGATCCTAGTGAACTTACACATAAGGAATTGATGGCTAAAGAAAAAGAACAAGCCACAAAAGAAGGAAAACCGTGGGTTGGAGTATTGAATACTCACGTTAATAAAGAAAACATAAGAAATGGATTCTTTGAACTAGATTGGAATAATGAGTTTATTGAACAATTATTAGATGCTGGTTACAAAGGAGAAACAAACGAAGAGATTGTTGACGGCTGGTTTAAAGACATAGCAAGAAACGTTCTTGCTGAAGAAGGTATGGACGAAGACAGACCCGCAGGATATATTAAAACAGACAATCTTGGAGACGGGAAAGCAGAGGTAAAATAATGACTTATCCAGAATTAATTTATTCGGACATTTGGTTTTATATCGATTATGCAATTATGATCGCAGGAGTATTTTTTCTATACAAAATTGCAAGAAATTTAAGAATGATACTAAAAGAAATGTGTCATATCGGAAAAAAGATTAAGTAATGAGTACTGATATATTAGGTTATAGTTCACATGATTGGCGTAAGAATACAGATGATGCTATTGTGGTTTCTTCTAATATAGGAATACAATTAGAAGTCAATAAAAGCAAAGTAATCTTTACTAATCCTAAAACACTTAAAACTGAAGAAGTAGATGTTTCAAGACTTGTTAGAGTGTTTGTGAATAATAGAGATGATCTAAAAAGGAGTGTGAAATGAGTTTAATTAGAATTAAAAGTTTTCATCCACTAACTGAATTTAGTCCTAGTTGGAATATTCCTATTTGGTTGACACAATGGTCTGAACCAGAAAAGGTTGATGTGGTTAGAAAGACTATAGAAGATGATGAAGAAAATATTCTTAAAGAGTTTGACTATGCTAATAGTGGTGGTACTGGATTAGGTCCGGACGATGTTACTACACGATTCGGCAAATATAATGTATTCACAAGATACGAAAAGGTACCTGAAGTAACAGGACTTTTAAAATTTTTACAATATAGTTACTTGCAGTATGTTACAACACAACAAATAGAACTTAAAGAACTTAAAATAGTTTCTTGGGCAAACATAATGAAGCAAGGACAACAAATGGAAAGTCATGCACACGGATCTCAACCTGACAGTTATCTAAGTGGTAACATACATTTAGATGAATATCAAAGCAAAACAACATATCATTCTCCATATGATGTGTTAAGCAAGATATCGCTACCTAACCAAAAAGGAGGCAACTCTTTATTTCCAAGTTATTGTCCGCATTATACAGATAAGCACGACGAAGCAAAGAAAAGAGTTAGTATAGCATACGATTTAAGATTAAAAGGTACGTTTGATGAAGATGAATTCAAGTGTGTTGATTTTATGAATCAAGCAATACTTGACGAAATTAACAAAAAACGAGCAGATGAATTAGCAAAACAAAAAAAAGAAGTTGACACAAAGTAATAAGGCAGTTATAATAAAGACATGAAGTACATACTCGTAGACACCGCAAACACATTCTTTCGTGCAAGACATATTATACGTGGCAATCTAAATGAAAAGATTGGCATGGCATTGCACGTTACTTTCAATAGCATTAGAAAAGCATGGAAAGACTTTGATGCTGATCATGTTGTATTTTGTTTAGAAGGTAGGAGTTGGCGTAAAGATGTTTATGCTCCTTATAAAAGAAATAGAAGTGATGCACGAGCAATTCTTACTCCGGCACAACAAGAGGAAGAAGAAGTATTCTGGGAAACATTCGACGAGTTTAAAAACTTTGTTTCTGATAAAACAAATTGTACAGTATTGCAAAATGAAAATTTAGAAGCAGATGATTTAATTGCAGGTTGGGTACAAGCACACCCTAATGATGATCATGTTATTATTAGCACTGATGGTGACTTTGCACAACTTATCGCAAGTAATGTTACACAGTATAATGGTGTTAGTAATACAACTATTACACACGAAGGATACTTTGATGACAAAGGCAAGAAAGTCATTGATAAAAAGACAGGCAAAGAAAAGGCGGCTCCGAATCCACAATGGTTATTATTTGAAAAATGTATGAGAGGCGATACAAGTGATAATGTATTTTCTGCATATCCAGGCGTAAGAGTAAAAGGCACAAAGAACAAGGTTGGATTACAAGAAGCATTTGCAGACAAAGATAGCAAAGGTTACAGTTGGAATAATATGATGTTACAACGTTGGGTTGATCATGAAGGTGCAGAACATAGAGTACTTGATGATTATGCAAGAAATGTAACACTTTGTGACTTGACTGCACAACCACAAAATATTAGAAAAATTATAAATGATACAATAGAAGATGCTACTGAAACACCTAAAGAAGTAAGTCAAGTTGGCATTAAACTTATGAAGTTCTGTGCAAAACATGATATGGTTAAAATAAGCGAACAAGCACAAAGTTTCAGTGAACCACTAAATGCGAGGTATGTAATATGACAAAATTAAAAGCGAATCCAATTGTCAACGGCAAGTTTTGGATTATAGAGCAAGATGGTGAACGTGTAGGTACACTCACTAAAAATAACGATAAAACATTTATGTATTGTTGCGACACTGGTACAAGTTTCTTTGAAAATGAAAGACAACTTAATAACACATTTGATGATATCAATTGGGGTACTAGTCTAAGCGACAAAGACAAAGACACTAAAAAAGAAGTACATACATATCCAACAAGTGTAAAACCTTTTAATCAAATGTATGATGTAAAACGTAAACTACCTTTGTTTACCAAGAGTAAAAAAAGCAAAAGTTTATATTGTGCAGGTTATTATATTATTAGATTTGATAAAGGTTGGGTAAGAAGTTTTTGTCCTAAATTAGTTACTATTGAAAATTATGAATCTAAAGGCCCTTTTAGAACTGAAATAGTAATGAGACAGGAGTTAAGTAAGGCTAATGCAAACAAATAAACCTATTAATACAACGCCATTACAACTGTTTATAGAGCAAGTAAAAGGTGCTGATGTATCTAATCAACAAGAGATTAGAATGCCTTTACAACAGGCTAAACAATTAGCCTTTACAATAGGCGAAATAGAAGCACGTTTACACGGCACGTTAGAACAGTTTGTAAGTAATACCGTAGGAAAAATAGAAGCAACACCAATTGATGTTTCTATGGACGGCGGCGGATTTAAAGAAGAATAACAATAATCCTCACATTATAGATAAATATATACGTAGTTAATTAATAGGATTACGTATATTATGAGTAGACCAAAACCAACGATTATATTAGAACACGTTAACAAGAAGAATTATAAGAGTGATCAGATTCTTCAAAGCGAAGCCATATGGGCAGTGTTCTATAAAGCGAAACCGTTTAACCTAAAGACCAGCAATGTAATTACAAACTATCCTGGTCCTAAATATAAAAAAGTATCTTTTAGTAATCCCGGCCATGCACACAATCTTGCAAAAAAACTTAACAGCCTTTTTGAAGTTAAAGACTTTGAAGTTTATAAATTAACTCAAGGAACAGTAGTAAAAGAGGAAAAATAAATGTACAAATATCGTTGTAAAATAGTTAAAGTTATAGACGGAGATACTGTAGACGTAGATATCGATTTAGGCTTTGGTGTATGGATGCACAAAGAAAGAGTTAGAGTACACGGAATAGATACTCCAGAATCTAGAACTAGAGATAAAGTAGAAAAGAAGTTTGGTCTTTATGCAAAGAAAATTGTACAAGGATTTTTACCTAAAGGATCTATGCAGACATTGGTTACAATGAAAGATGCAACAGGAAAATTTGGTAGGATATTAGGTAAGTTTGAAATACAAGATGATAAAACTAATACCACTATGATGATGGGTGATTGGATGATCAGAGAATCTGTTGCAGTAGCATATGAAGGCCAATCAAAAGATGATATCGAACAAGAGCACCTGGCGAACAGAAAGACACTGATCGAAGCAGGATTGGTAAAGTGAACTGGAAAGAAACATACACAAAAATTTTCCTTAAAGAAGCAGGCATTTCAATCAACAAACAGACCTTAGCAGAGTATATGCCCAAATGGTGGCAGAATACAAGGAACAAAGAAGAAGGTGGATTGAGACTTACTGATGATGGAATAGAGTTTATAAAGGGTAAACTTGACCTTACAACCTACGATATACCCTTTCCCCAGGATTTTGAAATGACTACTCAAGTCATTATATTTTTGGACAAGTTTATAGACTGTCCTTATTGGTTAGGCCGTGGAGGTATGATTGTTACTAAAGAGAAAAAAGCATTAGAATTAAGTCTTTTTAGTGGTGATGTACGTAAATATGGATTAACCAAAGCACTAAAACGAGCAGACGAACACTAAAAACGTTGATTTTACTAGACATTTTTTTTGAAAAAAAATGCATTTTCTGGTTGACCTTTTGATAAAGAGGTGCTATTATATAAACATAATAAGGCACTGAATATGACACAGAAAAAAAGGAGTACAAAAATGGAAAATCTAGCAGTCCGTCAAGTAAGTCCTAACAATGCTAAGAAGAGCATTTTAAGGGCATTCAAAAAACAAAGACCGATCTTTATATGGGGACCTCCAGGTATTGGTAAATCGGATATTGTTTCGCAAATAACAGAAACGTTTGATAATTCACACTTAATTGATATTAGGTTAAGTTTGTGGGAACCTACAGATATTAAAGGCATACCGTATTATGCTTCTAATGATAATACAATGAAGTGGGCACCTCCGGTTGAATTACCAGATGAGAAGATGGCTAAGAAATACAAGACTATTGTATTGTTCTTAGACGAAATGAATTCAGCCGCTCCGGCAGTACAGGCCGCGGCTTATCAACTTATTCTTAATAGAAGGGTTGGTACTTATAAACTACCTGACAACGTTTTGATTGTTGCCGCTGGTAACAGAGAAGCAGACAAAGGTGTTGTATATAGAATGCCTGCTCCGTTGGCTAACAGATTTGTTCACTTAGAACTTAAAGTGGATTTTGATGATTGGTTTCAGTGGGCAGTTGCAAATGATGTACACCAAGACGTTGTAGGTTATTTGACTTTTGCAAAGAAAGACTTGTATGACTTTGATCCTAAGAGTCCAAGTAGATCTTTTGCAACACCTCGTTCTTGGTCATTTGTATCCGAATTGCTAGAGGATGACGATGACGAGAATACCACTACCGATTTGGTAAGTGGTGCAGTTGGCGAAGGCTTGGCTGTGAAGTTCATGGCGCACCGTAAGGTTGCTTCGAAACTCCCTAACCCAACAGACATTTTGGCTGGTAAGGTTAAGGATTTAGAGACTAAAGAAATCAGTGCCATGTATTCCTTAACAGTCTCTTTATGTTATGAACTTAAAGAAGCCTGTGATAAAAAAGATAAGAAGTTTGATACTAAGGTAAACAACTTCTTGAGATTTGCAATGGATAACTTTGAAACTGAATTGGTTGTCATGGGTATCAAACTTGCACTTACTCAATATCAATTACCAAT